AGAAATTTCGTTATTGAAAAGGCAGAAGACGGCTTGGTTGACTGGGAAACAGTCGCTCGTGAGTGTCTTGCACAGATGTCAACGGACGATTGCTACGATGTCGCTGACGCCTTAGGTCTTTTTGACGAAGACGGACAAGAAACCATAGAGGATTAAAATGAAACCACCCAGCAACTTCTCACCAGGGCAACTGATTTTCATCTTTACTTGTGCCCTACTCTTTCTTATAGAGGTTGAGTATTTCATGTGGGTAGGTCTTATCTACCTCGCATGTCATTTTCTCGGCCTTCAATTCACTTGGGGCGGCGCCACCATCATGGCTATCATTGGCGTCGTTCTTGTAAACTTATTCAGAGGAAAATCAAATGAAGAAACAAATGACGGACAAGATAACGGATCAGATAATTGAGAACAAGGTTAACTTGGAAGACCCGTTTCCGTATGTAACTGATAAGAAGCCTTTAGAAAATGCGGAAATCATTTACAGGACAACTTGGAAGAGCTATCCGATTTACATCAAGAGCATAATGGGACTTTATCCCACCGCTTACATTGATACAAAATGCAGCTACATAGTTGAAAACTATGATTGCCAATCATTCAAGGTTGCTCACAAGAAATTTGAAAAGAATGCTCCGTTTGAGATTACTTATGCCGACAAGCATCTTGCTATCTCGAACAAGATGGGCTGCCAAGGTGACACACTGAAGGGCAATTTCATCGGATGGGACTATGCTCACTGTGATGATTACAATGCTCTGATGCCTGACTGGGCTGGACATCATTACACGATTGCAGAAATCGTAAAGGATGCAACGGACTTCATTGACAACAACTTAATTCCAACAATGGAGGAGATACATGACGAGCGAAACTCTAATAGAGCTGCTAAAAAAGCATCCCGGGGCTAACATCCAGATTAAGCGCAAAGTCATGGTAAATGACAACGGCTTTAATCGTCAGGTTGAGTCTTGGGTTGACTTGGAAGAAGCACAAGTGAACACAACAAAGTTCGGTGGAAATACGCTTTTCATCGGTGACCTTTAACATTACATAATCTTCGGATTTATTTCCTCGCCAAATGCAGGCGAGGATTTTTTTGTTATATTTTTACCTAATAAATAATGTGCCGATACATTCGCATCGGTTTTAGACACATTATTGCATAATTAGGAGAAAGTATGGCAAATAAATTAGTCGCTAAATTTAAGAGAGAAAAAGCATTCGCAGATATCTTGGCAGCAGACAATGTGGTAGATGAATATCTGTCCACTAACTGTGCATCTGTTAACTTGTTGTTTAGTGGTAAGGTTCTTGGCGGAATTAAGAAAGGTAAGATGAGCACAATCTGTGCTGACTCAGGTTGGGGTAAATCACTTATCGGTTTGAACTGTCTTGCTGCTGCATATAAGTCAGGTATGACATGCGTTGTCATTGACACAGAAAACGCATTTAACGTAGAACTTGCTCAGAGCTTGGGTGTTGACATTGATGATATCTTGGTCTTCAAGACATCACGCATTCCTGAAATCAAGCAGATCTATGCTCGCATTAACCACGGTCTAACCCGTGCCGAATCTCGTGAGATTTTCGTTCTCTTTGACTCTTGGGGACCGATCGTTGAAGAACAGGTGATGGAAAAGGCTGAAGAAGCATCATCTGCGGTTAACATGTCCGCCGCTAAGTTTAAGAATGAACTTGCGAACGTCATTAACGCTTGCGGCAACACATCCCTCATTGTAAACCATGTGTATGAATCGTTGCAGATGTATGGCGAAAAGTTCGCGGTACCTGGCGGTAAGAGATTGTTCTTCAACTCTGACGCTATCGTTCTTGCTTCTTCTGCTGCTAAGGCAAAGGACAAGGAAGGCAACATCTACGGTAAGGTTATTACTGCGGGCGTTAAGAAGGGACGCGCTGCTAAGGAATTCTCTAAGACTAAGTTCTTGATTGAACATTCCGGCGGTATCAACCCATACTTCGGATTGCTTGAAGATGCTATTGACTCCGGTGCTGTCATTAAGGTAAAGCAGGGTGTAAGCGTTGTTTACCAGCGTGTTGGCATTGACGAAGATGGCAAGACATGGAAGGAAGCAGACCTTTACTGTGCTGCATTCTGGATTCCTCTTTACAAGAACGACGTATTCAACCACTATGTGGAAAAGAAATACGCATTTGAAGATACAACTCTCGTTGCTTCTGTTGAAAACATTATGGATTTGATGAACGCAGATCCTGCTAAGCTTTCAACCGTTTCTATCGGTCAGAGGGACGATGAAGACGAGGACGATGATGGTGAAGAACCATACGTTCCTGAAGAATAATTCAGTGCTTCAATAAAATTAGGATGGGCGGAAAATTTCTGCCCATTCTTTTTTTGTGTCAAAAAGTTATTATATTTTGACAAACATTATAAGGAACATCTTTTATGGTAGTTATTGTATGTGGAATTGACCGAGTAGGTAAGAGTACTCAAATTAAGAAGATGCAAGAACACTTTGAAGAACTCGGTCTTGAAACAACTGTCATTCATTATGAAGGTGTGAAGGTACCTGAAAGCGGACCGTTCAAGAGCGGCGCTCAAGAGGTTGCTTCAAGAACACGATATGATGACATGCTTCACCTCGCTGATGAAATGGTCAAGTCAACAAATCATGTCTTGATTTTTGACCGTGCTCATCTTGGAGAATTTGTCTACTCACCTATGTATCGCCATTATGATGGGGACTATGTTTTTGAACTTGAAAAGAAGTATCCGAACTTCTGCTCAAGAGCTTTGCTGTTTACCTTCATTGATACACCAGAACATGTTTTAGCCCGTGATGACGGTGAGAGTTTTACCACCGATCTTCAAAAGAAGGCAGAAGAAATAGAAAGGTTTACCGAAGCGACTGAAAGAAGCAATGTTGAACACAAGCACTTGATAAACATCAAAGATAAGAGCATCGATGATGTATGGAATATAATTGAACCTCAAATAAAAGAAAGGATCGGAAGATGATTAAAGATTTCGAGATGAAAGAAGTCATTGAACCTTCTATCGCAGCTTCATTGAAAAATAATGAAGTAATTCGCGAAGAAGTTGAATATCCACTTGTTCAGAAGTATCTGTCTGGAGATAAGACTGGCAACACTTGGGAACTTATCAATGTGAACTTAATGCTTGACCCGTATCAGCCTTACTTGAACATTTTCAACAGACCGTTCAAGAAGGATTACTTGGAGAAGGAACATAAGTGGTATATGTCGCAGGATCTGTCTATTAAGGGATGGATGGACGACATCAAGATTTGGAATTTCTGTGCTTCAAAGGATGACAAGCAGCTCATCAACTCTAATTATGGTTGGTGTGTATTCTCTGAAGAAAATGGGTCTCAGTATGAAAACTGTTTGCAGAAGATTAAGGACGATCCGAACACAAGAGAAGCATTGATGATTTACACAAGACCGTCAATGCACAAGGACGCCGTTGAAAATGGAAAGCATGATTTCATGTGTACCGTTTCTGCACAGGTTCTCTTGAGAGATGACAAGCTTTATTACATTGTGACCCAGAGATCTTGCGACTTGGTGACTGGGCTGTCTTTTGACTTCCCATGGCACTGCTTTGTCTATCAGATGATGTTTGAAGAACTGAAGGAAAAATATCCAGACCTTGAACCGGGTTGCATTTTCTACAATGTCGGTTCTCTACATGTTTATGAAAGACATGAAAATCTTCTAAAGGCATTCGCAACCTATGGCTAAACCGAGTGATTTTGAAAGGATCATCCTCAAAGCACTTTTCGTCAATGAAAATGTAAGATCCAAAGTCTTACCGATGCTTTCATGCGATTGGTTCTTTGATGTAGATGACAAAATGATTGCTGATAGGATTCTTGACTACAACACTCGTTTTGGACGCTTACCGAATGTGATTGAGATGAAACGCTTAATCACCGACGAAGCGACTTTGAAAATCTTTGAAGAAACGATGGCAATTCCAGATGAGGAAGTAAACACTGAATTCATCTTGGAAGAAATTGAAGAATATGTTCGCAGAAGATTGCTTTATAATCAGGCAGTCAAGATTACTTCGTATGTAACGAACGGAACATCAAATACAGACGGCAAGAGTGAATGCTTTGCTGATAATGTATCGGACGCGGAATCGTTCTCGTTTGACACAAACATCGGCTTTGACTTCTTTAATGATCCGCAACGTTTGTATGAAGATGCGAACATTCATGAAAAGATTTACAACTGTGGTGTAGACACACTTAATGACATGATAGGCGGTGGCTTCCATGAAAAGTCACTTACACTTATCATGGCTGGAACGAACGTAGGTAAGACTCTTATCATGTGTTCATTGGCGAAGAACTTCGTCATGAATGGACACAACGTTCTATATGTGACATTTGAAGACCCTGAAAATAAGATTGCTTCTCGTGTTGCTCAAAATATGTTTGACATAACACAGACGCAATACAGACAGATGACAAAGGAAAACTTTGCGAAGGCGTTCCAAATTGCTAAATCAAAGCTTCATGGGAACCGTCTTGTCATCAAGGAATTTCCAGAATACTCAACGAATGCGATGAAGATCCGTTCGCTGATTAAGGAACTTGATGAAAAGCAAGGGTTCAAGCCTGACGTACTGTTTATTGACTATATCGGATGTATGGTGCCGAACGGCCGTTTCAATCCGAATATGAACTCAAATACTTTGTTGCTGACTGTTGCTATGCAGGTCCGTGCATTGGGCATGGAACTTGGCATACCTGTCATATCTGCATCTCAGGCAAACCGTGGTGGTAATGGCGTTGCTGAAATTGCTTTGACAGACGTTGCTGACTCATTCGGTCAGAACATGAAGGCAGACGCTGTATTCGGCGTCACACAACCTGATGAAATGAAGGAACAAAATCTTTACATCGTCAAGTTGCTGAAGACAAGATACGGTGCACCTTTGAATGGAAGGCCGATATTGACCCGTATTGGCGTAGATACAGAAAAGCAACGCATATACGATATAGATATTGCGGACCACAATAATCAGGCGTCTAACATCTTTACAACACCATCTCCAACCGTGGGCAAAAAGAAAACTTCGTTCCACGAAGATGAAGATGAACCGTATACTTTTGAAGAAGGCAACTCTGTTGCTGATGATGAAATAGATTACCAATAGGAGGATAATGATGGACTACTTTGATACATTGTTAACCGACTGGGATGATAGACAGGCTCTTGAACGAAAGCAGAATAAGACAAATTTCTACAACCTGATGAAGGAGAAGGGATTTGACTTTACTGACATTGATGATGCGTCAAGGTTGCCCAAGTCTCTTATCCCCGTCATTCAGAATGACACCGATGCATTCGCTGCATTCAACCAAGCATTATCCGATTTGAACAAGTCGCGTCAAGTACCTGTCGCTGACGCAGTCACTTATCTCATTTCGGATTTTCTTGAAGTGCCGATTGCTTTGAAGTGTCTTAACGAACTTAACTACTATGCAGTTAAGACTGAACTTTTGAAGAGATACAGAATTCAGTTGAACAAGCAACCAAAAGAAACAACATTATTGGATTTCTTAGATGCAGACGACGAATAAAGAGCTTTATCATTTCTGGCAGGAGTTCTCCAAGCTCATCAAAAAGGACACTCCTGCTATCTGTAAAAAATTCAACAAGAAGACTTTTGTCCAAGTGTTGAAAGAAGATTTCTTTGAGACACCGAGAATGAAAAACGGTTACCCGGATTTCGTTGACATGGCTAATGCCATAAACTCAAAAGAGATTGATTTTAACCAATGGGTGCTTGCAATGATAGGAGAATTCATTGCGGGTAAGCTTAAGAAAAAAAACTGCTTAAACCCGAACTATATGAAAAATGTTGTTAAATTTTATACCGTAAAAGAGATAAATCATCAGCGAGACCTTATAAATAAATTGTCGGAGGACGCTGATAGCGATTGTCCGTTTACAGAATTCTCTGACGCAAAATTTGACCTATACCAAGTCAATGAACAGCAGAAGAATAAACTTTATGAAATGGTTAGGAAAGGTGAATTAAACTACTGGTTCTTTCTTGAGGCAGAAGATAACAACTGTTTCAAGATTGATGAAAGCAAGATAATTGACCAATCATTTAATCAGTTCTTAAGGTTAATGCACATTATAAGACAAAACATAAAGGAGTAATATATGCCAGTAAAACGCGACCTAAGTGGTTATTTCGCAGAAATCAAGAACGCAACAGAACCTGTTGCTCAGACACGCAAATCTTATAAGGTTGAAGATGCTTTTACACCGACCTATAAGGATAATAAGTTCAGCGTTGTCATTCGTTTCCTCCCCTGTCATCCAGAAGAATTTAAGCCTTTCATTGAGAACCGCACCCACATGTTTAAGGTGAACGGTGACCAGTGGTTTGGATGTGACTGTCTTGGCAAGTTTGGCAAGCCTTGTCCGATTTGCGAATACAACAGAAAGCAGTTCCAGATCTACAAGAACAAGGAAGAAGCTAAGCAGCATTCCTTCGGAAAGGCTCGTTCAAGATATGTATGTAATATCTTGGTGGTTCGCAACCCGAACAATACCGAACAGGAAGGAAAGGTATATCGCTTTGAATTTGGCGCACAAATCATGAAGCTCATTTCAGAAGCCATGACCGACAAGGACGATGGCATTGAAGTGAAGAAGGGTATCAACCCGTTTGATTGGTTTGAAGGTGCTAACTTCGTTTATGAAGGTGTTAAGACCGCAAATGGTCCTAAGCTTGACGCTTCTCACTTCGGTCCTCAGCAGCCTATCAACAGATGGACTGGTAAGAAATACGAAGCTTTGACTGAAGCAGAAATTGACGAAGTTGAAAGCAAGCTTTACCGCCTTGATGAATGCTACCACAAGGAAGAAGATGTTGCTGATTACAACGGTATTCTCGAAAGATATGAAAAGAAGACCGGTAAGACACTGTTTGACGGCGTGCCTGTCGCAGGAACTTCAGCAGCCTCTGCACAGTCCATCGCATCAACCAATCCGTTCGCTGAAAACACAAAGTCGGAAGCAGCTGGATTTGATTTTGATGCACCTGCACCTGCACCCGAACCGGTGAAGGCCGCAGCCGCTCCTGCTGAAACACTTGATGAAGCTGCCTTCTGGGCAACCGTCAATGACCAGCAGAAGTAATCTGATGGAATAAAATTTATGGGAGCCCGTGTAAAGGCTCCCATTTTTTGTTATATTTTGTTTGAGGTTTAAAGTATGAAGTATAAAAATGTGATAGGAAGCGATGGCAAGACACATCTCAGAAAATCGGACAATGATCCTGTTTGCCTCTGTGGACATGTAGTTGCTGGTGTACCGCAAACTTTAGTTAAGCAGCTGCCTTCTAGCTGTTCAAAGTGCAAGAAGTTGGCACAGGAAGGTGAATAATGAACTTTTATGATGAAAATCTTCGCGTGTTGAATTTCACGCATATAGACTTTGACGGTGTGATTTCTGCTATCGTCGTGAAAACATACTACAAGAATGTTATCACTGAACAGATAAATTACGGTCGTGAACAAGAAGCAGTTGACAAGATCATCAAGTATAAAGATAAGATTGACGCTGTTGTGTTTACTGACTTCACTCCTGTGAATATCAAGGCACTTCAGGCGATGGGCAAGCCTATCCTCGTTCTTGACCATCACGAAAGCTGCTTGTCTTTCAATGACCCACAGAACAATGTTCACATCAATCTTAAGTACTGTGGGGCAATGCTCGCCTTCAAGTATTTCAGCGTGAAAAAGGACATGAGCCACTTGAACGATTTAGTCTTCCTTGCGAATGACTACGACTTGTTCACATTGTCGGATCCTCGCTCAATGCCTTTCAATGCTCTGTATTGGCAGATGGGTTTCAGATGGTTCATGACCCGCTTCATGAACGGAAATACCAAGCTTTACCCAGAAGAAAAGCAGTACATACTTGATTACCAGAAGGCAGTTCAACTTACATATGACAACCTGCCGATAAGCGACTTGCCGCATAAGGGTTGCTTCTATGAATGTGAAATGTACATGGCTGAAATGAGCCGAAGACTGGCAAATGACGGCTATCAGTACCAAATCATCAAGCATGGAAATGCTCTCTCAATTCGTTCGGCGACCGACAACATCAACCTGCTTGATGTGTGTAAGTATGTCGGAGACGGTGGCGGACATCGCAGAGCTGCGGGCATTCCTCTCAAGCCAGGCGATGATATTAAGCTGCTTGTTCAGAAGATTTGCTTCGGCGTTGAACATGTGTTGAACAACCCAAAAGAACTTCCGTTCTAAAACTTCGAGAATAAATTTTTAAGACCGGGCCTCGCAGGCTCGGTTTTTTTATTAAATTTGTTATATGATTTTAGCGACGATAAACAACCAATTTGACAACATTATGCAAAGCACCGAGATAACTCCGGAAGTCTTTGCTAAAGTGATTGGACTTGTTAAGAAGCCGCTGATTGTCCCAGATAAGTCAATGATACCGCAGTGGAAGTTCTGCACGATAAATGGGCAAAAGAGATGTACTGAAAACATTGGAAGCACTAACATTCTCATTCTTGACTTTGATGACGCCAATTATACCATTCAAGAATTTGAGAATCGTTTTAAGATGTATAAGTACATTCTTCATACATCACATTCGTATGACGGCAAAAACAACAAGTTCAGAGTTCTCTTATTTTTGGATAAGAGTTATGACATAAACCGACTATTCTTCAAGTGCCACGATAAGACATTCAGTCCGTATCATTACATGCTTGAGTTCTTTCCACACATTGACCCAGCGTCATTTGTGAAAGCTCAGTTCTTTAAGATGCCTGCATTGAAGGCACCGGGTGCACCGTATTATTACAGCATTCATAACGGAAAACTTTGGTCGCCTGAAAGCATTGAAGGGTTCCCGTTTGCTTACGCTTTGTGCGAACAGAAGCAAGAGGAATATCTTCGTAGCATTGATGAACAGAACAAAAGGAACCGTGACCCGAACCAAGATCTGACGAAAGCAAAGGAATTTGTCAAGAGAAAACTTGACGAAATGCCTGCAGGTATGCGACACAACGGCGTGTTCGGACTGGCTGCGTGGTTCTCTGGCATTGGCGGATCTTATGATGAATTTAGAAGTATTCCTCGTCCGGCTTGGGCTGACAAGGCGTATGACAAACAGATTAGCCGACTGGCAAATGAATGGTATAAGATAGGAAGATAACATGGAAGATATGATACTTAAGACACTTAATGTTTTTATGTACATCCTGTTGGTTTGTGCGATACTTACCGCCATCGGTGCATTCTTAGGATTGCCGTTGTTCTTCGTGGAGTTCAACACATTTTTCATAATTGTAGACTTTGTTGGCATTTTGATTGTGAGAGCTTTGATAAAGTTCTTGAAGGAGAAAGGAGTTGTTTGAGATTATCATACTGCTGATTATTTCAGCAACGGTTATTACTTGCATGCTTATAAACCGTGCCTGTAAGCATGAATGGCAAATCATCAAAACCGTTAAAGTTGACACTGGCGGCTTTTGTGATTATGACAGAATTTATTTGCAGTGCAAGAAGTGCGGCGATGTAAAATGCAAGACAATGCATTGAGGTAAGTATGAAGTTTGAAGAAAAGATGAAACGTATTGACGAGTTCTTCAATAATAAGAGTCAGCGTGATCTTCTCGAAATGATGTATAACGGTCCTATTCAGCGCATGGAAGCGTTTGACCGCAAGCTCTGGGAAGAAGTCATTGACAACCAAATTGAAGTTGGTGACGAAGATGCTTGGTATTCAAAGGACCCGAACATTCATAAGTATAAGGATCTGTGGCATTGTTTCAACCCAGCTGTTGATGAAAAGCTTCCGTGGGTTGAAGTTGAAGATGCTGACTTTCCTACAAAGTTTTTGCTTCTTGAACACAACGGCAAGCAGCTTATCACGACCCTGATGATTGGACAAGGAGCTGCCTGCGACACTTGCACCGTTGAAGGTTTCAAGGAGTGGATGAAACGAAACAAGTGGACCGCAAAGATACCTGAAAAGGGCACAACGCTTGACGAAGTCGCTCTTGCGATGAAGGATACTGTGCGGGAAATGAAGGAGGCCATCAGAAATGCAGATACCCGAAAAGGTCGGTGAGGGCATCAAGTTTGAACATGACGTTCGCCACGAGACAGCGACTGAATTTGATGAGATCCGCGGAGAGTTTATAAATACACCCGATAAGGAAGGGTGTATTTATGAAGATATGCGGATGTGATTTATCTTATACTTCTCCAGGCATCGTCATTGAAGAACTTGATGATGACCTGAATGTTGTTAAATGCGAAGGCTACGGATTTTCAATTCCGAAGTATGCAGGCGGCAATATCGTTGAATACAAAGGAAAGAAAGACTTTGTTGATGATTATGCTAGATTTAAGTTCCTGCATGACCACATGATGAAATGGGTTGAAGGATGTGACTACGCATTCATTGAAGACTATGCTATCAATGCAAACGGTAAGGTCTTCAATCTTGCTGAATTTGAAGGATTCTTCAAGCAGCAGATGTATCGTGATGGAATCACTTTAAGATTCTATTCTCCTACTACAAACAAGAAATTTTTCGCAGGCTACGGTGGAGCCGATAAGATCTCTATGTATCAGGCTTTCAATAAGTGGCTTGGCAAGAAACCCGACATCTCAAATTTGCCGGTAGTCAATAAGGGTGACGGCGTTCCCCCGACTTCAGATATCATTGACGCTTTTGCTTTGTGTGAGTTTGGAAGACAAGAGCTTCGTCTCCGTCGCGGAATTGACACCGCCGCAAATCTCCCGCAGCATGTTCAAGAAGTATTTGCTTTGAAGAAAGAAAAGTCTTTGAAGCGTATCGCCAAAAAGGTAGAAAAGGGTACCGCTAAGAAGCGTGAAAAGGTTGACCTTGGCATTCTTGAAACATCAATGATTGGCCTAAACCTTAAAGATGAGGACAGAGGTCAATAATGTCAATGTTCGGCGCTGACTTCGCGACAGGCGAGTTTTATCCTAGACATCCAGAAAAGTGCCTGAACAAGAATGGCAAAATGCCGGGTGTCCACAAGAAGATTACATTCCGTTCCAGTTGGGAATCAATCTTTGCGAACTGGTGCGACATTGAAATGAATGTACTTGAATGGGGTTCTGAGTGCATTGAAGTGCCCTATTTCTCTCAGATTGACAATCGCCATCATAAGTATGTGACCGACTTCCTTATCGTAACCAAAAATAGAAATGGCGATGTTGAAAGGTGGCTTATTGAGATTAAGCCAGCATGTCAGGTACCGCAGCTTAACGAATGCGGGCAAATCATCTTTCCAGAACTAAACAGAAAAAAGAAGCTGACGCAGAAAAGAATTGACGCTTGGCAAGAACGCTGTAATGTTTTACGCAGAAATCACGAAAAGTGGACAGAAGCCCGTAAATGGGCGAAACTGCACGGATATAAGTGGAAGGTCGTGACGCAGGAAGAACTCGGGTTACTTGCCGACAAGTAATAAATAAAACAAAATACTCACGAGGTTTGTATGTTATCAGATTTTAGAAGATTTCTTATGGAAGGCACTATGCCTCAGACCGGAAACATTGTTGTTTTCTACGGTCGCTTTAATCCTCCCCATGTTGGTCATTTGGGCGTTGTAAGAAAGCTCGCAGCCCAGGCAAAGGAAGAAGAAGGCGAGGCTATCATATCGCTGTCAGGTTCTGTTGATGCTGAAAAGAACCCGCTTGACTTTGAAACAAAGAAGAAATACGTCAAGCTGATGTGTAAGCCTTATGGCGTCACTGTCGCTGAAGATCCTTGTATGAAGGTCTATGATCTGATCCGTGACTGTGCATTCCTTTCTCAGCAGCGTGGTGGCGGTACTGTGACATTGCTCGCAGGCTCTGACCGCGTCCCAGCATATCAGGGATTCGCAAGATCATTGTTGAAGAAATACCAAGCCCGTGGTGAAATTTTGGATGTGAACGTTGTTGTTAAGGAAGCTATGGCTCGTGACTCTGACGAAGCCTTCTCAGCATCTCAGATGCGTGCTTTCATTAAGAACGGCGATGTAAACGGCTTTGTTGAACATGCTCCGTTTGATGACAAGCAAGCTGCCGAACAGATGTTCAAGGATGTAGCAAAGGGTATGGGCATTGAAGAATCCGTTGTCCGTAAGACCTTAAACGACCTTCTTGGTGAAGCTCATATCTCCCACGAGGCAAGCGATGTTAGAGCCGCCGCAATGGAAATGGGTAAACAGGTTTCTGAACATACAAACGAACTGACTGGGGAACCTGACCACCTATGGTTCATTGGCGGATGCGTCCGTGATGAAATTTTGGGCAAGACACCGAACGACTTTGACCTAATCACAACCATGTATTACAAGACTTATGCGTCCTTGTTCAATACAACAGATATCAGATTTAGAGGTAAGCAGATCATCGTTGTGCCTATCGTCGCCGGCGAAGAATTTGAAACTGCTTGCTTGCATAAAGGCGAAAAGATTGAAGACAACCTCCAATTCCGTGACCTAACAATGAATGCTATGGCACAGGACCTCGCTACTGGCGAAATTGTTGACCCATGTGGCGGACAGAAGGATATGAAGGCTCAGAAGCTCAATCTTACCAATTTCATGAAGGAAGCAATGTCAACCGGCGGTCAACCTGTTGCAGTTCTTCGTGCTATCCGTTTCTACTCAACATACGGATGGGACTTCACCGCTGACTCAATGGACACATTGAAGAAATTCAGCGCTGCAAACAAAGGCGTGCTTAAGGTCACACCTCGTCAGTTTGACAAGGACTGGCAGAAACTTATCAAGGGTCAAAACGTTCAAGGCGCTTTGGATTTGATTAAGGAGCTTGGCTTCCACGATTACCTAGTGAAATCTCAGCCGCAGTATGCCTCATACGTAAACGGCGAAACAGAAGAAGAAACCACAGAACCTGCACCTGAGGAAGAAGCCTAATGAAGAGTGCATTTGACTTACTTGGTGACGGCAAGTGGGACCTGATGTGCCATCTCTTGGAGGTGGCAGCAAAGGGTAGAAACTTGTCAACCAAAATTGACGGCGCGCCTGCCGTTGTGATGTGGTCAGAATTCCCTGGGCTGAAAGGTCCAGGTGTTTCTTTCAAACTGATTATTCAGCAAACACAGAAGGGAACACCCGGTGCCTACTTCACAAGCAATGAAGAGATTGATAAGTTCTTCGCTGAGAAGGATATGGAACCCGGGGCTAAGGAACATCGCATTGCATCATTTAAGAACGCTTTGAAGTTAGCCCGCACAGTTAAGCCCGGGATAATGGTTTGGGGCGATGTATTCTATGGTAAGGGCGATGAATTGACAGAGGTTGATGGCAATCCCGCATGTACCCCAAACACGCTTGAATATGTCTTTACGGACCCGCAATGGGTTGCCCAAATTGAGAAGTCAAACTTCGGTATCTTCGTTCATACGAAGGTGTCATCCTCATTCTCTGTTTCGAGAATCAGCGATGCAAGCGGTTTGCTTGATAAATCAGAGGCTTTTGTCCTTGACCCGAACGACATTGAACCGAAGATGAAGAACTTCAATGCACCGGGCATTGGCCCAATCCGTGCTCACTGTATGTCAATAAAGGAACTGAACGACCCGAAGTTCCAGAAGAACCTTCGTAAGGCATTCAAGACAAAGGACTTCTCAGTGCTTGGCGATAAGGCCGATGACATCGCAAACCTATGCGCTGAAATTTCCAAGGCATTGAATGACATCACCGAGCAGATTAAGCTCGGCGGTTTCTATACACGACATCAAGGCAAGCCATCAGGCGGTGAAGGTTTTGTTGTAAGTGATGGCTCGGAAGCAATGAAGCTTTTGACCGATGACTTTACTGACAAGAATTTGGCCCACATGCACAAAGTTCATGAACAGGCTAAGCAGTTGACTGAAGCAATTAACAATCTTTTGAAGGTGATGAAGAAATGAATTTAGCTGAGTATTATGTTCAGCAGACTGGCAAAGGTCTGAATGAAAAGTTTGAAGGAAACAACATCCTTCTTTACACAACATCAAAATCTGAAGAATTTGAACAGTACTTCTTCAAGCAGGAACTGCGTTTTGCGAACAATGCCGGCAACATGTATGGCCTTGGCATTTACACAACGCTTGAACCACCTGCAGAAGCAAATGTGGGTTATCACGACGATACCCGTCAAACATTGTATGGAAACAATGTATATGAATTCAAGATTGCTTCTGATAAGCTGATGTATTTCATCTATTCTTACTTCGTCAAGTCAGCTCTGTTCAATGAACTCGGCAAGCCTGGAGAAGAAACATACATTGAAGCTCAGATGAAACATTTCGGCATCAAGTATGATGAAAACGATGTTGCCCGCTTGACACCGAATGAAAAGCGTAATTCAGCTAAGTGTGCTTATGCCTTCTACAAGATGATGAACGCCGATTATTATCAGCGCGATGACGGTACTCTTGAAACTCCTATCTCCGGTTTCCTTTATGAAGGAAAGAACGATGGCCTTGTTGGCGTTATCTGGAACCCGTATGATTTGACATTGACTCGTAAGTCTATCGGCGGTGGAGATTGGCAGCCTATTTCTGGAAAGCTCGGAAAGGCAAAGAAAAATGATGTGAAGAACCGTATCTTCGCAGGCAATATGACAGATGAAAAGGTCGCTGTCTATAAGGCTCTTCAGGGTGCAAGAGACGACGAAGGCGTCGGTGGTCAGTTCACTGACATTGTAATCACCGATGATAAGATTGTCAATTTCACTTATAAGTCACTCCTTCCACAGGTTGACGGCTACAGACACTGCCTAATCATGCAGAAGAATCCTTACTTTGAAAAGATCTTCGGTATGGGCTATCGCTTCGGTAAGGTCAACGGTTGGTTGAAGCTAGGTCACTCAACACAGGGTTCTGACGAACAGTTCAGACCGACAACATGCCCGAAGGAATACTGGCCTGCTGAAATTTCAGAGGGTTTCTACCTAACTGGTATGGATGTGACTGACGCAGAAATCAAGGCTCTTGCTCGTCATAAGTCAGCTGAAAACAAGCTCGCTATTCGCCGTTCAAACATTCTTACCGACAACCTTGGCAAGTTCAATGTTGAAAAGCTTGAAGAATGCACTGCACCTGACGAGATAGCAAATGCCTTGAATGCTAAGTATAAGACAGAGGTTCGCCTCCAGTCAGACTATGAAGCTGAAATTGCTCGTAAGGAAGCAGCTAAGCGTGAGAAGGAAGCAGCTAAGAAGGCCAAGGAAGAAGAGAAGGCTCGCAAGGCTGCTGAACGCGAAGCAAAGAAAGCGGCAAAGGCTACAAAGAAATAAATAAAGTAGAGGAATACAAATGATATCAGCACACGATTTTTTGAATGAAGCAAGGGCAAAGATTGACCCGAAGCCAAAGAAGGGCGTTTCTTCTACTGACAAGCCGAAGACATCTGAAGAAGAACAGGCGGTTGCCCAGCAGAAGCCAACAACCGCTAAAATCCCAAACCGCAACATCTCAACATTTGATGTTCTTAAGCAGTATCCTGATGTTATTGCTGAACTCGAGGAACTTGCTGGCGGTCCGCTTGTAAGCGATGAAGAATTTGAAAACCCAAACTTTAACGGCTTGTTCTATAAGACATCAAACAGCGCAAGTGCCAAGCCTAAGCTTTGTATCGGTAAGGGCTCTGCGGCTGAAGCAGCAATGTTTGATGCTGGTGCTGAACAAAGCGGACCTTCTGACATTACAATTACATTGCCGTCTGGTGCTAAGATTGCATTGCATCAGTCAGCCAAGGCAAAGTCATTTAAGTACTTGAAGAACACAACTGACTTCCAAGAAGCAGTAATTGCTGCTTTGATGCAGATGAAGGTTGACAAAGTTGAAATTCCTATTCCGTCTGATAAGAAGAAAGCTAAGTACCCCGTTCAGGCTTGGATGGAATCTTCTGACCCTGTAAAGAAGACAGGTATTTGCAGATATCTTGATTACACAGTACCGCCTGAAGATGTTGAACAGTTCCAAGCTGAAATCAACATGATCTTGACATCAAACAACAACGGTTGGCGAAACTGTTTTGAAGCAATTTACAGACAGGATTGGAAGCAGGTAATCAACAGCGTATTCATCAAGCCACCTACTTGGTTCAAGCCGCTGTTCATTCATGACAACTTGAGACTGCCTGCTAACATTAAGGAATCGGCATCAAAGTTCCTTGGTAAGCAGCGCTGTGAAGTTCAGAAAGATACTGTTGATAAGACCGACGTTTTGTTGGTATTCAACAGCGCTGAAGCAGCTGATTTGATGGACCACTGTATGGAATTTAAGAAGGGCCAGATTGAAGAACATAATAACTTCGTCAACGAAATGATTAACCAAGGACGAATGCTCGGCCTATCATTGAAGCAGACAGGTGCAGATGTTATGGTCGCCGCTGTTAACTTCAACCTTAGAACAACCGCCGTTGGTGACAACATCAATGATAAGTATAAGGTCGTTGTTCAGATTGACCCGACTAACCCTGATAACTGCACATTCAACTGTAAAAAGGCAGCGCTGGACATTCCGAAATTCAAGGAAGGCGTTAAAACATATTGCATTGGTGTGCCGTTCAATAAGGGACATGCCAATGACTTGCATGCAGCCGATGATGATATGTTAGGTATCTTCATTCGTGAAGCTGGCGGCACTAAGCAATGTAACTTCGGTCTTAAGGGAGCAAAGGCATTCTTCGGTAAGGGTAATCTTGCATTGAAGGACACCGTTCCTGATGAGCCTAGCTATAGACCGATTGACTTGACCGCCATCATCAATAATGCTATTGCTGATGGTAAGTCAGTTCCGGCCGCTGTATATGAAGGTGTGAAACGCATTGCATCACTAATCTTCACCCATCCGTGGACCTTTACCAAGATCTTTGCTAAGTCAGCAGGCTACCCACTTGCTATCCTTGGTAAAGATAAGAGGGGCAAGAAGAAATACAATTACGAAATCGTTGCAGCTCCTTACTTAAAGATTTTCTAATAAGAACTTACACGGAAAAATTTCAAGATGGCGTTCAAAAGGCGCCATCTTTTGTTATATTTTGTATATGAATAATTTACACGAACAATTATGGACCTCATTTAATGACATCTCCTTTGAAGAGACTCGTCATAAATACACAGACTCACTCGGCACAAATTATCAGTCCGCAACGGGTTGGTATAAGCAGTTTGTGCCTGAGGTCAATTGGGACGAAAAAGCAAAGAACAGTGCACGAAAGAGAGCAGCAAAGAAAGTCAAAGAAGAACATCCTGAACTAACTGGAGAAGAAAAAGACAAGCTCATTGAACTTGAAACTGAAAGCCTTATCCCGAAGGTTCAGGCTGAATGGAAATATGCCGGTGACTATTCATGCGCCCTTGGAACACAAATTCACTCCGTGATGGAAAACCTTTGGTATAAGAAGGATTATCGTTTTGATAATCGTCTTGAGAAAGATTTCCCAGGAATGAAGGAAGACTTTGAATGGCGCAAGAAGTTCCGCTGCCTCCCACTTTTCAAGAAGATGAAAGGCATTTATGCACCTGTCGCAAATGAATTCGTCGTATATGACCAGCCGAATGGAATCTGTGGAACCATTGATATGATTGCTTATAATATGAAGACCAATTCATACGCAATCATTGACTGGAAGACATCAAAATCCTTTGACACACATAGCTTTACAGGCGATGAATATCTCAAGGCTCCGTTTGATGATCTTGAAGTATGCAACACAACTGAATACTCATTGCAGTTAAGTTTATACAAGTACATGCTTGAGAAACACACTGACATGAAGATTTCGGAATTGTTGCTTTTCCAGCTGCCAGGCGCTGATAAGAAGATTCCACTTGTCCATCGCTGTATGGACCTGTCTGGCCGTATCAAGGATTTCTTAGAGAAAAAATAAGTATTTCAACTATTGCCAACCGAGGCTGTTTTTATTATTTTGTTTTTGAAACTGGAGACAAAATATGAAAGCAGTTGTAGGCGACAAAATCCGAATCCGCGCTCTTGCGACGGATTCCGATGGCAATGAAGACCCAAGAGCCGAAGAATACAAAGGTCGAGAGGGAACCGTGGAAATGGTTGACTCGATGGGTATTCTTCACGGAACATGGGGCTCTTTGGGAATCCTTCCTGAAGATTTTTACGACATCATAGACCACCGACCCGACTCGGAATGGAGACCACAATGAATTTCCTAGAAGAAGCAGTAGGATATAAAGAAACCAAGAGGGATAAGGTCCTTCTTATTGACACAAACAACCTCAGCATGCGCTGTTTGTTCGCTTTGGCTTATGACCCGACGGACACTCAGTTCACCATCTACAAGAACGCTTTCTTGACATCACTTTGTAAGTCGGTCAAGCAGTTCAAGCCAAACAAGATTATCTTCTGTCAAGAAGGTTTTCAGAACTGGCGCCGTGAGGTATTCACAGATTATAAATGCAGCCGTGCTCCCGGACGAGAAGCCTCTCCAGTTGACTTTGACGCATTCTTCAAGATGAACAATGAATTCATTGAAGATTTGGCGAAGTCTTTGAAGAACTGTCTTTTCTTGCGTGTTCCGCATTTGGAAGCAGATGATCTTGTTGCATTGACAACAAAATACATGCCGCAATGGGACATCACTCTTATCTCAACTGATAAGGATTTCTACCAGCTGCACAAATACCCGAACTTCAGACAGTGGGATCCGATTAAGAATAAGTACATTCAGGTTCTTGACCCGAACCTCGCTTTGATGCAGAAGATTATCACAGGCGATAAGAGCGATGATATTCCTCAGTTGAAGAAGGGTGTCGGACCGAAGACTGTTGAAAAGATCTTGCTTGAAGGTCTTCAGGATTGGCTGACAAAGAACGACCTCCAGAAGCGATTTGATGAAAACCGTCGCTTGATTGACTTTGAGTTCATTCCTACCGAATTTCATCAGCCAGTGATTGACATTCTTGAAAACTGGCAGCAGGGTAAATTTGACGGAAGAGCTTTCTACAACTTTATCGTTAAGCACGGTATGGGTTGTGCCCTTGAGACACTCGATGAAAAGATTGAAATCTTCAGTCAGATCCGCGGGGCAAATGATGCAGATACAGAACCAGAACCTGTTGACATTCCTAAGACCCCAAAGGCGCCGGTAAATGAACCGCCTGCGACATCTTCGTGGGAAAAGGACGAACCGTGGTATGCAACTGGACAACCTGCACCAGCATCTGACGGATTTTCTTGGAGCTAAAAAATGAAACTGAAGTATAAAGGCATTTATGCCGGTGCCTTGAAATCTTACCAGAATTTGTCAACCTGTGCGAGGCTGCATGTTGCAGCTATGCTCGTAAAGGACGGACGAATTCTGTCTGTAGGATACAACGGCACTGCAGAAGGCCGCCCACATTGCTGCGACCAGTTCATTCGGATTGGCGATGAGTATTTCATTGGGGAATATGCACCGCCTGCTGAAATGGCACAGTATAAAGTGACCAAAGAAAAGTGGTATGACGAACATCACAAGTTCTCCGAAAAGAACGAAGTGCATGCAGAAATGAACTGCATTGCTTTCGCCATCAAGAACAACATTGATGTTACGGAATGTGAACTGATTATCTCAATTTCGCCGTGCATTCATTGTGCAAAGCTGATTGCGGCAGTTGGGATTAAGCATGTTTATTACATTGATGATTATGACAGAAACCCCTCAGACGGATTGAACTATCTGATAAATAACGGGGTCAAATGCAGTAAATTCTACGAGGAAGAAGATGCTAAAGACGGACGCACAACTACTTAACATGCCAAGATGCTTTCATGGCTTCAAACAATACATGGACAGGTATCATTGCGCTGTTCAAGTTTCACCTGCAGGACATTGGGGATTGATTTTCTACAAGGACTTTATTCCTTACGTCATCGTCACGGAACCTTATCGTGAAGGACGAATCTGCAGCATCTACTGCAACCGTGAAATGATTGACCTAAATAAGGACGATGCAAAACTCGACCCGAAGAACTTGATTAAGGACATCAGAACATTCATCACCGAAATCAGAAAATGCAGTAAAGGATAAGATGAAGTTTACGCTTAAACATTACAATGATCTTGGGCGTTGCTCAATGGGCACGCTTCTTGACGAATTTGATACAGATGAATATGAGATTTTGCTTGACAATGAAAAGGTAGAAATCAACAAGGTTGAAGACCTATTTCCTTTTCTTTGGCAGTCACCTGGATGTTATGTTCGCCGTGGCGGAAAGCAAACATCTCACTTCTGGTCAAAGGGAACTCATTGGCATCATGATTATGACAAGTCTATTGATGATGGCCTAAAGCAAATTGAAAAGCTCAAGAATAAGATGCTGAAAGAAAAGGATGTCAAGAAGGCAAACAAGATCCTTGAGAACATGAACTTTACAGCAGATCGTATCAATGCTCTTCAAAGAATTTGTGACCGCTGTGACGAAGAAATGAAGAAGCAGCAAGAGGAGTTGATTAAAGAAAATGCATAATACCGCGAAAGATCGTTTTGAAAACAAGCTCATTCGTTTCATGAGAGAATGGGACAAGACACCAGCCCGCAACATCGGGGATTGGGAAAAGTTCCGTGCTGACCTTTACAAGAAGTATGGGTTCAGCGATGAAGAACTGTATAAGGCTTGCCGTTTGGTAAAGTCATGGACTGCTGACGAGAATGGCGCTAAAAAGACAAAGCGTTTTGAAAGAAAGAAGATGCTTCGTGATAAGAATCGTATCATTTACAGAAGCGACATTGCAGATAACCCGAACGGCGAAGCAGAAATTAAGGCTGAAGACGATTGGATTGCTGATGTCTTTGATACCAATGATTATGATAAAGAAGACATGACACGATGAAACTGTATAATGAATATCAAGATCCTACCGAAAAAGAACCGATAGGATACATCGTTGTCGCAGTTATCATGGCTGCGACATTTGTATTTTTGTTAGTATGATGGAGAAATATGAGCGTTAAGAAAATCACAATCACCTTCAAGGAAGACTTGACGGAAGAACAGGTTAACAGACTTAATACTCTCCTCGAGTTCAACATTGAGGCATTGAAAAAGCAAGCGCCTATCAAGAAAGTTGAAGTTGACGGAAACTTATTTTGGGTAGAAGAAAAATGATTGACTACAGACACTTCTGGGTAATGTCCCATAAGAACTTTGATGAAGGAATGGAGCACGAAGGATGGAATGATGCAAATGTGCCCGCAGATCACGCATTTATTTCCATTTGTTGCTCACCGGCTTTTCGTGAAAAGTACTTCAAACGTCATAATACGGTTGACGAACATTGGTTCAAGGGCGAGCATGACAATGTTCTGAACCTTGACTTTGATGATATTACGGAACCGTCTAAGGAAACCGAATACGGAACCGCATACGGTATCACGGACGAACAAGCAAAGCAGATTTTGGAATTTTTTGAAAAGAATCAAGACAAACGACATTGGTTTATACATTGCCATGCCGGCAAGAGCCGCTCAATGGCGGTAGGCAACTACCTCGTGAATAAATGGAATAAGCTTCACGGCGGTCCAGGAACTTGGGGTAGACTGCATAAGCTTAACGGCGGCATTCTTGGACAGAATATGTTTGTCTATAACAAGTTGAAAGACAATGATAAAGATTTTTCTTGACATTGAAAACACAGTCATTGACTCGCTGTTTGATATGAATTTTATGGACGAAAACTGCAATAGCATTCGTCTTTTCATTTTGGGCTGCGGCAATGATTTACTTTCAGTCAATTTCTTTACTTGGGGATGGAAAACCCGAGAGGAAATTAAACCTGAAGTAGTAAAGCGTATGTTTGACCGTCTTTGTGTTCCTGAGGACAAGCGAGGAGAAGTCTTCGTGAAAAATGACTCAGTGGACCTGATGATTAAACAGGGCTTTCTTCACGAAGAAGACAGAGAAGCAGCTCTTGTGCCTGGAGCAATGATGAATGAATACGGCTTAACAAAAATGGAATGTTTCCATCGCATGGCTGAACGCTTCATCCCAGGAACAAAAGCGATTTTGATTGATGATCTTGTTGATGATTTCAATGCAGAACGCACTGAAGACAGCAAGGTTATAATGATGATTAACCCTAACCACTTTAAGTATGACGGAGGTTGTAATGACACCTGAACAGTTCAGAATAGTTGTTGGTAAACTTGATGAAATCCTAATGGAACTAAAGGTGATGAACGCAAGAACTGCACCATCGCCTTACCAGCTTGAAAGATGGGCACCGCCTATTTCGCCGACTTGTGGCGGCACTTACCCAGGAATGGAAAATCACGAGCTTCACCCGCCTGTTCCAAAAGTATCAAAATAAGATAAATTTTTCTCACCGAGCTATTGAAGATGGCTCGGTTTTTTGTTATTTTTGACTAAAAGGCAGAGGTAAATATGTTAAGATTGAAACCTAAGAAAAAGCCCGGACTTGGGTATGACACTCGTGGACTTAACGGGCTATGTGGCAAACAGCAACTTGGTGCTATATGGGCTGCAACGAAACCGCTTAAGTGGTATGATTGGCTGCAGTTGCCATTCTATGTTGGCTTTTGCGTCTTTGATGAGCTTACAAACAATAAGTTTGACATCTCAGGAAAATACTGCAGCCTTACAAGAGGGTTCTTGCTGGCTCACTATTATAAGGCATTATGGCCCGTTCATTGGACTTATGAAGAAGACTTCAAGAAATGGGCAAAGACAGCTGATCCGACCATCGCACGATACATTCAAATGAAACACGATAAGGTCGTGAGCATTTATCAGAGAAAGGTTGAAAGCTGGCAATTCCCGCTGAAGAACTTCAACTGGTTTGAAGAACACACCTCAAAGAAATTTATCAAAAAGGTACTTGAAAAAAGGAAAAAATATGAAGAAGACAGACTTGCTAATTTCGGTTACTGATAAGATCGTAACTTGGGCATTCGGCGATAAGACCGATGACCAGTATGATTATGAACAGGCACTGTATCACAATATGCTGGGAGAGGCAAAGACTGAAGAAATTCAGTTCATGTCAGAATTTGAACAGCACCACCCCGTGGACGCCGTTGACTCTCGCGAAGACATGAAGGTCTTGATGCAGAAGAGAAAAGGAAATCTCAACTGCATTGACAAGCTAAGATTCGTTAAGCCGAACCGTCATGTTGGCAGCGACATTTTCTCTCACTTCTTTACAGGATGTTATGAACACAAGGACGAAAACGGCAATTGGGTTGAAGGTCCGGCGTTGGGTCACGGATATGAAGGCGGATATGATTACACATGGTCGCCTGAAAAATTTGTTGACCGCGTTAAGGACAAGATTTTCGGAAAGGGCGAAACCAATGAAGGAACGCTACAAGCTGCTGACTAACTTTGGCATCTTCAAACGATGGGCTGAGAACGAGGACGAGGCAAAGAAAGACCTATCTTCGTTTATTTTGTCAAGCTACGGAATTAAGGGACAAATTTATGAGTGCGAAAAAGATAAGACCCATAAATACAACCCGGAGGAAAAAGATGCAGGAAAAAGCAACGGACAAGATGCTGGAGATAAGGTTTGATAGTTGCAGTGGCATTATCATTCCTTGGAAAGCAGTAAAGCATATTGAACTTGGCAAGCAGACACTTGTTGAAGGTGAAACTGATGTGTATGATTTGGACTACTTTATGGTCGCCATTGACCTGAACATGGAAGACGAATTTGAAACATATCAGTATGAAGAAACAGTTGAAGCAAGAAACGAAACATTAAGAGAATTTCACGATTGTTCAGACATCACACATCTTTACATTGACGGCAAAGAATATCGCCCGATTTGGAAACCCGGTGCGATGTTTACCAATCCGTGGCAAGAAAACCACAGACTAACAACATCTATGGGCGATAATGAACTTTTCATTTCTATCGCCGAAAGATCCGATGAGGTATACATTTATGCGGGAGCAGAACTTAAATAACATCAAGATCTTTGAGGACACTCAAAAGCAGTTTGAAACGAACTTGACCCTCAAGGAAGCAACTGAAGAAGCAAAGCGTTTTACTGCATTCTACTCAAATTGGAAAGGTGGTCCGATTGACCGTTTTGACGAACCATGTAAGGTTGTCATCTCCAAGAAGAGTTCTTTTGACGCTGCAAGAGCATACGGTGGAAAGGTTGCGGTGCTTAACTTTGCATCTGCGACAAACCCAGGCGGTGGCGTGACGAAGGGCTCTAACGCTCAGGAAGAATGCCTTTGCCGTTGCTCTAACTTGTATCAGTGTTTGAACCAGAAGGAAATGTGGGACAAGTTCTACACACCGCATCGTCAGACTGGAACACCGTTGCACAATGACGATATGATCTTGTCAAGAGTGACGATCATCAAGTCGGACTCATACAATAATCTATACAGACCGTTCACGGCTGATGTGATTACTTGCGCTGCTCCGAACTTGCGTGAAACGCCGGCTAACGCCTACAACCACGAAAGAGGTGAAGGCGTCAAGATCTCGGCTGAGGATTTGATTAAGCTGCATGAACAGCGTGCTGAAGGTATCTTGAGCCTTGCAGCCTTCAACGGCGATGATCATATCATTGTCGGTGCATTCGGTTGCGGAGCATTTAAGAACCCGCCTGAACTTGTTGCTCGGGCTTGGAAAAATGTAATAGAGAAATACAGAAAATCATTTAAGACGATTGAATTTGCTATCTTCAGCAAGTTTGACACCGTCAATTATGACGCCTTTAAGGCAGTCTTAGAAGGATAACATTATGAAAGCGTTTGTCTTATCAGACATACATACCGATATGTGGTTCTGCTATGCATGCAAGCCAAGTCGGTTAAAAGGCGACGATCCTAAGGAAGATGTGACCGTTGATACATTGGAATATCTCTGGAAGATGAGGGAATATCCTTTGACAGACGCTATCATCGTCCCTGGTGACATCGCGAACGATTACTTGACTTACACACGGACCGTCAAGTGGTTGGCAGGAAAGTATAAGCAGGTCTACATCTGTTTCGGAAACCACGACATCCTCGTGAGGGGCGCGACTCCTTCGCAGTCTAACTTGCAGTTTGACACATCTGACCACAAGATTGCTGCGATAAAGGAATTTGCGAAGGCATACCCGAATGTTCATATTATGGACGGCGATGTCATTGACGGAATTGCCGGAACTATGGGTATGTGTGACCTGAAGTGCGAAGCACCAGCTTGGGCTAACAACAAGTTTGACTGGAAGAAGTGGTTTGATGGAAAGCATTGGAAGCATCACATCAGTAAGGATCCCGAAGTTATCTGGAACCATTACGATGAACAGATGACTAACATGCTGAAGCAGAAACCGAAGATCATCTTCACTCACTTCGTGCCGTATCAGGCAGGTGTATCATTTGAATATCGGAATGACCCATGCAACAAGTTCTTCTATTTTGACGCTGAAAAGTATCTCGACATGATGGAAGACGGAACAAAGTGGTTCTGTGGGCATGTTCATGACAAGAAGATCTGTCATTGGATAAACAAGAACGGTAATCACATTGACATCATCTGCAACCCGTCAGGTTACCCAGGTGAAGGCAACATGTATACCTCTGAAATCACATGCACCGACAATAATGAACTCAAACGGGGTAGCAAAATCACGACTTGGGAAGACTTCATTGTTGACCTTGATGATTACGAGGATGTTGAACTTGAACTGACTGAGGAACAACTCGCTCAGCTTCAAGCAGCAGCCGACAAGGAAGGCATGACAGTTCAAAATTACATCAATCATATTCTTCGGACAGCGTTGAAGGACGGCACGTTTGAAGAAGTTGTCAAGAAAATGAAGGAGAACCAATAATGGGTGGCTTTTTCTTTGGACTTTTAATCGGATGGCTCTTGTGGGGTCATCGTTACTAATAAGGAGACAAACAAATGAAATGGACTTACAAGTTTGAAGCACAAATGGACACCAATGACGCCGATTATGTTGAAAAGAGCGGCGAACTTGGAACTTATGATGACACTGACATGGAAGAAATGCTCATTGTCCATCTGCAGATGCTTTACCTGAACTGCTATGCCGGTCGCTTTGATGACGGCTATGCTGACGAGGAAGAAGTCATGAAGGACTTTACCGATGCTGCACATGGCTATGGCATTACAGACGGTGAGATTGATTGGTTCATCGAGAAGCACATGCGTGATGAATGGGAGTTCAAGCCGCGTGATCCTAACGACGATAGCCGTGCGCATGACCTTTACTTCACATTCTCTCGCATTCCTGCAAATGTAAAGGAAGAAGGCGTTGATGCAGATGACATCCGCACATACTTTAAGCGTCAACCCATAAAAGACGAAGGGAACAATGATGAAGCTGAGGACGGCGATTAAAAATTGGCGTCTTTGCAGAAGGTACCCTTTCCTACGCCCACGCCGAGTGTGGGACGGAAAGGTCGTCCCTTTATGGCAATGGAAGGCTCAGTGGACCTGGCTTGACTCTTTCCCAGAGGGCTGGCGTCCATTCATCCTTTCCAAATTAGAAGAAGTTCGTCAGGTTCTTGTTGAATACGGTGAGCTTGACAATTTCAGAATAATTGACGCAAAAGAAAAATACGGTGAGGCTCGCATTTACTGGACAGGCGTGCTTGAAAAAGTACCTTATGACAAAGTGAATGACATTCTCATCCAGATGGAAATTGACTCGTGGAATTTTTGCTCCTCTTGCGGTGAATATGCAACGATGGAGTCAAAGGGCTACATACTACCGTTCTGCCCTAAATGCGCTAAAGCAGCAAAGCAGAAGGGTATAAAGTGTGTGCTAAAGAAGGAATGATATGGCTAAGAATGGTTTTCCTCCCGGCGTGCTTAAGAACATGAAGGCGATGGGTATTAAGATGGAGGCTCGTAAAGTTGGTGAACCCAAAGTAGAACGAAATCCGCAAGCACAGAAAATCCGTGACCAGATTGAAGCACTCGGACAGCAAAAGCGTGCGATAGACGAGAAGATCTCGAAACTTTACACGCTGATGAACGAGGCAAACTGTTCTGACCTTACTGGGCAGTATGCTGGCAAGTTTTTGATACATTACACTGACCGTAGCATGGCTGGTGGCATTATGAGTAGAAAAGCAGTTCAAATTCAGTACTGCGACCATGTGACTTATGAAGGTAATGGGTTCATGCGTTTCATGGGTCATGAAATCTGCGTTAAAGATTATGACCTAGAGAAAACCCTTGAATGGGCGGACGGTGAAAAATTTGAAGAACTTGACATCTACTTCTCAAGCATTGACGATGTCTGGACGAAAGATCAGGTATTTGCCTATCTTGATAAATTTAAGATAACTGTTGACTCACAATTTGAATCCTATAAGAAGAGGATTGAATCATGCTTAAAATAAACTCTAACTTTCAAGACTATTACGATTCTGCCATCGGATCATTCCCCGACTCTGATGTAGAAATTCGTCGCTTTGGAAAAATCGTCAAAGTGCCTTTCACTGAAATGGCACCGCTCGGCGACTTCCGCGGCACAATTAAGAACGCAGACGGCAAGGATGACTACATCCGAATGGTTGGTTTTTGCGGGAAGTGGTATTTCGGTGTCTTCAAAGAATTTAAAGACGCAGAAGGTCACTTCTTGACAAAGCTCGCTTGGGTTCCTTGGTCAGAAATCGTTGAGACAAATTCAACAACTTATTCAAAATGGATGGGTAAGGTTTTTGCTCAAAGGAATTACAACTATCCTGACCCAAACAATTCTGAATATTGGACAAAGACCATCTTTGAAAAGTATGGTCCGGTTCTGGCTATTGAATTTTACAAGGTGCCAGCCATGTTCAAGAATGCCAATGATCATACTGTTGAGATGTATGTATGGCCTAACCTTCATGGCTGGGGTTTCCACGGGGCAAAGGATGCTTACACAGCTTTGTGGGAAATTGAACATTGGATTGATGTTCATGCCCGTCCTGATGATGCCGTTGTTCCTGTCGGCGATGATGTGACTCGCTTGCAGGCATACGGCTTTGACAAGAAGACAAGTTTCAGAAAGCCAAAGGAGCAGAAATGAAAACAGAAGTGACTGAATTTGAGTCATCATTTGACTTTTATGTCGTTGCTTTGATAGACAATGCAACAAATAAGACAGTTCAGTATTATAAGAATACATGGCAGACTGTCAACTCTCCGATTGAAGCACAGCACTTTCATACACAAACATGGGCGAAGAAACGCGCTGATGATTGCCGCGAAAAGTATCCGAATTATCATCCGAAGGTTGTTCGTTATCGTGCAGACTTTCAGGCTATCGTCGCCGAAAGAGGATAAATGGTTTACATCGGAAAATTAGAAGATCTCGTCGTCACCCACAGAAGTGACGGCTATGTTGAGTATCGCCTACCAAACTGCGACTTTTGCCTTTTCAGAGTTCACATGCCAACTCTGAATAGCTTTAACATGACTGAGGAAGAAAAGGCTCTTGGTCTACGCCTTTGTCTCGAAGCTAGAATTAAAGGCAGCGTTTGGTTTGGCGACATTTTGAAACGCGAAGACAATGACTATTCAAAAATGTTAACAGTAACACGAGGTATATAATGGGACTATTCTCATCAGAATACAAATTCAGCTGTAAATTCAAATCCCCAACTAAGGGAGAAGGCAAACTCAGCTGCGTATTGACAATGGGACGCTTCTGCAGCAAGATGGAAGCTCTTGAACAGCTTCAAGAAGAATTGACTGCAAAGTGTGCTGACGCAAAAATCATCGTAGACACCGTTAAATTCGAGAAGCTCTAATGGCAGATAAAGAATTAGAAGAAATGCTTAATGCCGGTCATCAGGAAGTTCACATCGGTGAACCTAAAGTTGACTGGAACATGTGGCATAAGCCAATACAGGAAAGTCTTCGTGCCTTTGACATAAGCACGACTGTATCATTGTGTAAGCGTCTTGGCATCACATTTTCTTACGAAGATGATGGAATGAATTTGTCTGATTTGCGAAATTGGGTTGAGGATGTTTGCGAAGGCCTTGTGTTGTGGTTCACAACCGGCAACCGTTATGAGGCAACAGGCGTCAATACCTATCGTGAAGAAGATACCGGCATTCTTGTCGGTGAAATTCAACTCCATGCGCCATGTGATGACGATGACGAAATCATTAACCCGGTAATTCAAATCAAGCTGCGAAAGACATCGCCAACTGATGATGACCCAAATCCTTGGTGGTTTGACATTTCATTCATTTTGGCATCGCAGATGTTTTAGAAAATTTTCACCCACTACATAAAATCAGCAAAATCTTTTTTATATTTTTGTTTGAATTTTTCAAGGAGAAATCATGCAAGAATATAATAAAGACAATGCGATGAAGACAATGTTTGACATGCAAGAATCTTTGCAGAACGCTATCGGCGCAAAGAGAGGCACCCTCTGTCCTAACACTTGGAACCAGGACATCCCGGACAAGTATAGAACAATGGCTATTGAGTCAGGGTACTACATGATGTCAACTGTCACCGAACTTTTTGAGTTCTTTGAACAGTATAAGAAGGACAACTATCAGTTCACCGATCTTGTCAAGTTTGAACTTATTGACGCTTGGCATTTCGTTATGAACCAGCTTCTTTACATGAACATCAAGCCTACTCAGACCGTTGAATGGTTCTACAACAAGGCAAAGGAAAACATTGCTCAGGTAGACTTCGTAAATCATGACCTCTATCATATTGTTGGCGGCGTGGTTGAAACGATGGGTGAAATTTATCAAAACTCTTCTTACAAGAAGTGGAAGACATACGACCAGCCGAAGGAAGATGCTTTGAAGTTGCAGGTTCTCGCCGAAAACTTCTTGCTGAAGTTCTTTGAGTTGTTCGTTGTGGTTGGAATGAAGCCAGAAGACATCTGGAAGTTCTATTACGAAAAGAACGCTGAAAATTTCAAGCGTCAAGAAAAAGGCGGAAGATATGAAAAGTGATTTTCTAGGTTGGTTTGGTATTCTGCTCGGCATGGGAATTGCTTTGACCCTGCTGGCGGGTATCTCTAAATCCTCTTACGAGGATCTGCATCGCAATGATGCACCAGTCACCGTTGAGACGGAAATTCAATCATCAAGCAATTAAAGAAAAGTTTTCGCTTGTTCCAATCACAGGCGAAATCTTTTTTATATTTTAATCAGTTTTCAAATAGGAGAAATCAAAATGATTAAAGAAATGAACTATGATCCCAAGTTTATCAGCCTCATGACTGAACTTGCAGCCATCAACCCTCAACTGATTTTCAAGCAGGCAGATGACAAGGTATCTGTCAAGGCTATTGAAGCAAAGAACAAGTCAGTTTGCTTCTTCCTTGATGCACCGGCAACTGCATTCGGATTTGAATCTGAAAGCTTGGCAGTCATTGACTTCAACCGTCTTGTAAGCTATTACAACACATTCAATGTTGCAGGCAAGACAGCTGAAACAACTTCTACTCCAGTGCTGTCTGTTGAATACAGCGATGACGAAGCAACAGAAGCAATCGTCATGCACATCAAGAGCTCGAAGCAGAAGGCTGCATTCCGTCACCGTCTCGCAAACGAAGATGTGATTGTGAAGCCGAACTTCAGCCGTATCAAGTTCCCTTCTACCGATGCTTCCTTCGCATTGACAAAGGACCAGCTCGATGATTTGAACAAGATGCAGAAGTTGACATCTGCAGACCGTATCAAGTGGGCATTCCATGACTCCGTCTGCACCGTGACTTTGTTCAACACCAGAACAAACGATACATATGAAAATGACTTCATCATTGATGCAAGCGTTGAAACACCGTTTGACTTCACCACTGTCGCAGAAGGTATCGGTCTTCTCCCAGATGGCGGATACAAGATCGTTGTTTCAAAGGCCGGTATCATGTCCTGGACCCAGGACCGCACCGACGACATCAATCTTGAACTCTACATCGCCAAGACTGGTAAGTAATGAGTGAAGAAAATCCGCAAGGATTGAAAGGGCAGGCGGAAAAGCCTGCCTTTTTTGATCTTGAAGTTAGCGACGAATTTATCGGCAAGATCATTGATGGCATAGCACCCTCATACATTCGTGAGGATCCTATTGCTCGTAAGATGATAACCGAAATGTATAGAGCGGCGTTAAATGTGCATAGAGATGAGTTCTTTGTGCTACAGTCAAACTATCGCGCCTATTCGCTAACCAAGCTTGATGAGCATCTACGAGCAACAAAACATCCTACCTTTGAATACGATACAAATGACACTACACAGTATATCTTAACTGAAGCGTGGAAGGCAAAAAAGATCGTTGCTGATGCGACATACAAGGCGTGGGAAGCGGATAAGAACAAGTGGATAAAGGCTACTGGTTGGAACACAAAGAAAGGTAAACGGCACGGCGGGCGTCTTGAAAAGAAAATGCCAAAGTGTCCACCTTTGTTTACCGACGCATACCCGACACCTCGCATTTTCATTGAAGAACTTAAACCTGAATTTGAAAAGAGGTTTAAGCCATATAAGCATGATGCATTTTGCTGGGTTCTGCAAGGCTTCATGTGTTTTATGCTTGACCTACATACTGACTTCCTTTTGAAACATCCCAACTTCTTTTCAGTTAAGATGAATGAGCTTGAGGTGCTTTATTTCGGAAATATGTCTTTGAAGTTCTGGAGAACCTTCTGCGAACATCAAAGGGATCATGCCCATAATCAAGCCAGAAATAAACTTACAGAAACGAACGAAACTTACTTGCAGGCATTGAAGGACTACTGTATAGTCCATGGTAAAAGAAACTATGACTTAGTGCATACACCAAACTGGCTAGGATGGTGGACACCTTCGGAACAGTTCGAGCAGTACTTATATGCAACTTTGAGTGACGGCGTTCAACAGTACCATAAGATTCGTAATAAGTCAGAGAAAATCTATAACATAAGATCAGAAGCTTCATATTCCTAATAGCTTTTGAGAAATTTTTTAGTTGCGGTGGGGTTTACAACCTCACCGTTTTTTGTTATTTTTTATTTGTAAACTACAAAGAGGTAAACTATGTGTTTAGTCTGTGACATAATCAACAACCGTATTCCGAAAGAGACTGCGCAGAAAATCAACGCCGATAACAATCTGCGTGTTGTGTATGACGCTCTCCGCGGACCTAACTGCGAAGGAGAAACTATCAAGAGCATTTTGGAATACTTCCAAGCTCACAATTGGAAACCAGAAGAAATCCGTGATGTTTCCGTTGACTGGTGTAATAAGGTCAAGGAAAAAGCCAAAAAGAAGAAAGAGCTTAAAAAGGAAGCGGCGGTATTGAAATGATGTATAACCTCAAAAGCGATGAAGACATCAAGCTCGCTCGGGAACTTACAACGAGCGGATTTGACTGTGCATACGGCGTGAACCAATTTAACCATCGCTTGCTTCTAAACCTGCACATCAAGACATTTTCACAACTTCAGACAGTATTCGCAAAGAGCGATGCAGACATTGCGAAACGCGAAAAGATTGAAAGTTTGAAGCGTGAAAAGCTCAATGGTTTGAGGTAATTTTCATCCCAAATATGATGTTTGGCGCCTCAAAAAATTTTTGCCGATAAATCTATTGTCTAATTTTTTGACGCTTTCAAACATCCTTTTTGCACAAAACATACTACTTAGGAAAAATTACAACTCAACTTAAAAATGGCGAAAACTTTGTTAAATTTTACACAAACAAAAACCTATTGCTGTCTCGGAGTTCAACTCAATGAATTGTCGGTTAAGCGTAGGTCGCCGCGGGTTGAGACGAACCGCAGAAAAAGGTGAAAGTCAGCGAAGTGGAAATTAGCAGTTTTCACACATAGCCGTCACGCGCTTAGGAAATGTAGTCGGAGTACAGGGTGACCGTCCCGTAAGTTCCTAGTAAGACGCCTTGCATTGTCATACGGTTCAGCAGTTAGAAGAAAGAAGACATTCACTGCTGTGGGCCGGAGATTTGTAAGTTCCCCACTGGGCTTACTGTCTCCGGTTCTCAGTTACAGAAAGAAGAACAAGGAACTGAAAATTGTTTTCAAAATACATACATACTTTGAAATTCTCGTGCAGCGGGAAAAATTACACTTCAACGATTGAAGACGATATGCCACACGACGAATGGCTGAAGGTTATTGCTCGCTGTAAGACAAAGGTGTTCGGAAACACACTGCAGGTCATTTCGGCAAAAACGGAGGAAAGAGATGAGCAACAAGAAATCTCAGATAATTCTGTATCACGCTAAAAGCGAAGATATTGAGAATGGTGTCTTGAAGTTCATTATGGACTCTGCACCGTATGCGTTCCGCAGACAGCTAGTTCTTGTCGGAAACCCCTTGTTCATTCATTACAGAACTCTTTGTGGTTTCACTTCGCATTACTGGAAAGAAATTTTCAGGAAAGACAAAGACCGTTTCTTGTATGAATGCAAGATCCCAAGAAAATACACGATTAAAGATATCGCTGACCGAGCCAAAACATGCTTCGGTGATTACTATAATAGATATTTCGGCGACATCTTCATGGAAGAAGCGCTAAAGATGGCAGACTTGCCATGCTTTGACCAAAAGCGCTATGAACTCGTCTTTCAAAGGGTTCAGAAGCGTCTTGAATTGAAACATGAGGCGGATGTATTAAAATGAGCCACGAATTAGGAAGTATGATTGCGGCATTCCCTGCTGAAGAATTGAAGCGAGCAATGCTGCATCTTGACAGATTTGACACGGAAGTCGTTACTGATGAACGACTCAACGCCGTTGCGGCGGAAGAAAATTTAGACAAAGTATCTGAAAAGATCATAGAGGACAACTTATAATGGGCGGAGAAGTTTCTACAATGGCACAGATCATGATGGCCCAAGCCGCAGGTGGTGGGACAGGTGCCTTATACACGATTGCTAGCCCAGGTCTGGTTGCGGCTGGATTTTGGGTACTTATCATTGTCGCCTTCGCAGTCTTGGTAGGCGTCATTGACCATTTCACAGATCATGGAGACCAACGATGAAACAAGCACTTAAACAGATGGTGCCTCCAGTCATCTTGCTGGCACTTTTCACTTTCATTCTTTACGCAGCGTGGACAGGCAGCATCAAGAAAGCTGATGATATGCTTGAACCGTTCTGCACAAAGACACTTCCAAGCCTCGTTCCGCAACGCCTGCAGGAACCGGGTACCATGCTTAACCCAAGTAACTGGTATGTTAAGTATGATTGGGACAAAATTCAGACAGGCACTTTTCCTCGGAGATAAAAATGGAAAACAAGTTCACTAGAAAGATTGATGAAATCTTCAAGAAGTATGGTAAGGGCGATGAAAAGATGCTCCTTATCGGTTGGTGTCATTCAGGCGATGAAGATGGCGGTACTGACGATTACGAAGAATGGGACATGTGGGAATGCAACCCGTATGAACGCAGCATCGGCTATGACGAATCTGAATTCGTTTTCTCGCCAGATGAAAGCATGGACGATGAATTTGAAAAGGACTATGATGAACTGACGAACATGCTTTTTTCGTCCTTCGGAAATGTTCTCAAAGCCAACTACGACCATACGAACTGCTACTGGTGGCGTTTTTATGCAGTGACCAAGGATCATGAGATCATCACTTGGGTATCTCGCGGCGACCTTTTTGACAAGACACCGACTGTGCTGAGAGAACTCAACTATTATTCGGAAGACGAAGCTGAACAAGCTGCGGATAAGCAGCTGCTTGGCAAGATTTCTTACCGTGTATCGGAAATCAAGAATTACTTTTCTCGTCTCAAGTATGACAAGAACAAGCAAGAAGCTATTAACGAAATCAAAACACTAATCAAGGAGTAATCAAAATGATACAAGCAGTAATTGCTGGCGCCCTCCTATGGGCAGGTGTAATGTTCGCCTTCTATATGAAGAACCAGAAGAAGTCGGACGGTGAAATCAAAGAAAAGCGTAAGAGCAAGGACGCTGGCGACCGTATGTATGTCTGTGCCCACAACCTCGTGGAAAAGTTCAAAGACATCGGCGCCCAGAAGATTGCCGAAGACACTATCTTCATCCCGAAGATTAACTACACTATCAAGATTGACGCTTCGGTTCAGCCTTGCAAGTGCACAATCCTTGACGAAGATGGCGTGAAGGTCTTTGCTGGCAACGCATCTATGTGTATGATCATCATTCGTAACTTCGTGAATAAAATTTAACTGGCGCTATTGCATTTTCTTTAGCGCTTTTGTATATTTTATTTTGATTTATGAATGCAGCAGTAATTATCATTATTTTAGCGACGGTTTCGGCCGTCGTGTTTTTCATGGGTAAACGCTTATGACAGTCAATTTCTACATAGAATTTGATTTTCCGGGTGACAACGGAACTGTTTTTATGAACAAGAAGCAGCAGCTTGACGATGGTTCAGGCATGCGTCTTGTGAATGCCTACGGTACTGACCCATTTGACTTTGACTATGTTCCAAGGGATGTAGTCTTGTTCAAAGATTATGCCAGAGCCGAGTGTGTTGGACGACAAATAGCCGGTAAGGCAGGGTTCCGTGTCTGCATGACCTTTTCCAACTAATAAATAAATTAGATGGACAGGTGTGAAATGAATTTAACTTTTTGATAGGAGGAATGAATATGAGTCCTTGGGAAAAGCGACATAAGTTTCTACTTGACCAGGTTGAGGAAATGAAGAAATACAAGTGGATTGTCTCAGAACAAGCCGCGAAAGATATGGGTGAGCCCGCACTGATGGAATGGATTGCGAGATTTGCCAAAGAGTTTCGTGAAGCTTGGGAAAAGGAAAACGGTCCAGTTGATGAAGGCCTAGCAGAAGAGGAAAACAATGGAGAACCTACAGGAAGCAATTAAGATTGATGGATTTGACACCGATACACAGCATGCCTTTGACAAGTTGGCAGCATACTTTGCCGTTTTCAAGTCAAGAGCTAATCCTTCAAGTCCACGATACATCACCAAGTTAAATCAGTTCCAGTTGAAATTTATGGAATTTCTTGACAAGGCAACAACTGAAAAGGGTAAGTTGCAGGTCAGAGCTTACATATCCGAAATTCAACGATTGGTTGCAAGCAATGATAGCGCTCCAGCCGAAGCAACACCTACAGTTGTTGCCGGCGGAAAGGTGGTTGACTTGGACAAGCGCAGAAAAGGTGCTCGTAGAAATTCCGAATATGAATATGTGAACCCGAATAACGGTGGCGAGTATTGGGATGGCGATGTTCATGTTTATGAAGCACCATCTGAAGAAGATGCACTCGACACATTGCGTAAAGCAGGCTTTAAGGCTTCAAAGTAAACAACCTAACAACTTTTTAATAGAGGCGGATCCGAAAGGATTTCGCCTTTTTCTTATGGAAGATATCGTAACATACCCAAATGGTTGGAACCTCGGCTCAAAAATCATTAAGTGGTCAGGTGACTATAACTTGCAAACATCTTCTTGGGTAGAAGGAATTACATGTGCGATTTTTAGCCACATCGCATGGGAACATAAACTTATGTATCTTAGCTCACGAGAAGGTACATTATTTCAGCATGTCGTTGATGCGATATATGCTATGAAAGCAATAGAGGTACCTGAAGGTGAGAACGCTGATATGTTCAGATATAGTTATCTAGAAAAAAGAATTAAGCTCATCATGGCTAAAGAATATCTGCAAGTAGAGAAATTCAATGGCTCAGTCAAATGAAGCAATGATTAGCATGATTGACATCGTGAATAAAGCGATGAAGTCGCTCAACCGAAAAACTCAAAGCAAGGAAGATACAATGTATAACCCCGGACATTGCATGACTAAGGATGAATACATACACTACAAAAACGGCTTACAACGATTAGGCCACATCGTATGGGAACTTGACATGGAGTCTGACCATTCAAATTATGCAACACATCGAGATATGAAACACATGGTCAACTTCTTTTACAATTATCAAGACACTTGGGTGCTTGCTACAAGGACTGAAGAAATCAAGGAAGAATTGCGTAAGATCGTGAAGAAATCTCGTTCATCTGAAATTGCCGGCTTTTGTGTTGACCCAGGTCCAACTATTTTGAAGTATCAAATGGCACAGTATGAAAAACTTATCAAGAAAGAAACCATATATGCGGAGAAAGCAAAAGCATGATTGCATGTTCATTTAGTGAAGTTATGTCGCAACTTAACGAAAGGATTTACGGCGACAGATACATACCGCTGCACAACAGCGATAAATACAAGCAATTTCTGAATGTCGGTATGGCTGAGTATTATGACTCAGGCATTTGCGGATTTAGAGATAATCAGATTAAAGAAGTCGTTGACCGCTGCTATGAAGTGTGGCTGAAAGTCAAAGACATGGACAAGCTATCAGAACGGTATGATGCTGCAAAGACACTCTTTCATAAGGTTTTTCAACAAATGAAAATTCGTAAAGAAGCTGATGATGAAAGAATGTCAATGGCAATTAAAGCAAAGGTCGCTAAGCAAGCAAAGAAGCATGTTAAGATGGCCTTTGAGGCATACAAAGATCCGAAAATTCAACAGGCGATGAAACGCTTTGGTTTCATCAAATAAATAGCTCAGTATGAATGATGGTTTTGACATAAATGGCTTAATCAAGCAAAAGGATCTTTCCGATCCTGAGTGGCTCCACAGCGAGGAACGCATTGCGACACTTATCCGCAATACAGCCAAAGCACATGGACTACGACTAAGGGAACCAGACCCACAATGCAAGCGATGCCACGGACGCGGCTGGACTGGAGTAAATTCAGTCACTGGGGATCCACTTATTTGTAGATGTATCTTCTATCCTGAAGATTTGAAGGATATGGCAAGTGATGTTCCTGAAGAAGACAAAAAGCCAAGAAATCGTGCAGAACGCCGAAAGAAAAAATCTGCGCGGAAATGATTTTCAAGAAAACTGAATTATATTTTATTCAAAGGAGTAATTTTATATGGCAAGTATAAACTCAGGTCTATGGGTTGAGAAATATCGTCCAAAGTCGGTCGCACATCTCGTTCTACCAAATGACTTTAAGAAGTTCTTCAGAAAGGTTCTGGCCGATGAAGAAATTCCGAATCTTTTGCTTCACTCGCCGACGGCAGGTACTGGTAAGACAAGTATCGCAAAAGCCATTGTGAATGATCTTGAAGCAGATTACATCTACATCAATGCTTCTTCAGAAAACTCGATTGACACATTGAGAAATCAGATTGCAGGTTTCGCAACAACAATGAGCTTTACGGGTAAGAAGAAGATCGTTATTCTTGACGAAGCAGATGGTTTGACGCCGCAGTTCCAAAAAGCTCTGCGTGCTTACATGGAAGAATTTTCAGCGAACTGCCGTTTCATATTAACTTGTAATTTCTTGGAGAAGATCATTGAACCGTTGCGTCAAGGAAGAACGATGGTGTTTGACTTTGACATGGCGAAGTATCGTGATGAACTGTTCCCACAAGTTGTCGCCCGCATTGAAGGCATCTTGAAGATGGAAAAGATTGAGTTCAGCCACGAAGGCATTCTCAAGATCGTTGATAAGACTTATCCGTCTATCCGTAAGGCAATTTCATTTGTTCAGCAATACGCCGAAACACACGGACAGGTTGATGAAAACGCCATTCCGAAGGATCATGGCCTTGACCTTGCGAAGTTCTTGTTAGAAGCAAAACCGAATGTGACTGCTGCAAGAGCATTTATTGAAAATGAAGGTCTTTCATATACCGATGTGTTCCACGGACTGTTCCGTCATTTCGTTCCGGCATGTGCTGCACCGGCTCAAGCAACTATCACATTGGCTGCATACGAATCTCAGGCAGGTACATCTGCCGATCCGACATTGCAGATTGCAGCGTGCTTGTATGAAATGTGCAAGTTCGTAAAGCGAGAAAAATAATGTTTGACACCCAGAAGATTTCTTTTGATGATTTCGCATTAGGCTACAAGCACGGCGTGTATATTTTCACGACCGATGCATGTGACTGGTGTAAGAGATATAAACAAGAAATCGAGTACATCAACAACCACTATCTGTATTTCGTGGAAGTCCAGACAACCCGTCAAATGGACTTGCTCGAAAAGATTGTGGGTAAGTCGGCATACCCGATTACCGCAGGGTTCGTTGATAATGTGCTGAAGTTCAGCAGGACAGGCGTTGAATGGGAAGAACAACAAGCAAAGATCATTTTGCCGTTCTTGAAGCAGTTTGGCAATGCTCCGCTGTCTGAGGCTGAAATTCAAAAGCGCATTGAAAAACAAAAGAACAAGTGCATGTTGACATTGTATGTGTTCCCGACGAATGCAGATGAAGCTGACCGTGCGATGTGGAATGAACGCTTGTGTGCTGAATACAATGAAACGCCGATTGATGTTTCAGCTGTTGGCGGTCAGTTGCCAGACGATGAAAAAGAACGATTGCTGGAAGGACTGTATGCAACCGCCAAGATGGTTGTTTTCAGGAAGGGCGAACACTCAACGCTTGCACCGTTTGAAAACAGGATTATGCTTGGTTATGCGATAGCAAATCAAGAAGTCAAATTTATCACGAGGGATATCTATGAGAGAAATTAACGAAATAGAAGCGTATGTCAATGGGACTTACCCTGAATACGAAACCGACCATGTTCCTTGTGGCAACATGGCATACGACGAAATTCTTCGCATCAAGGTTGGACAAGATCCGCGTGAAATTATGTTTGTGTATGCAAAAGAAGGTAAGATGACCTTTGCATCATATCACAATTTCAAGTACTTCAACTTTGAAGCGCTGCAGAAGGGTTTGTTGAATGACGTTGACCTGGGAGATAAATAAAATCTAACAGGAGAAAACATGATAGAAATCATTCCAGTTTCTAAAAGAAAACCGGAACAAGTTGATACTGATAAACGATTCTACATTGAAGACTCTACATCGCTGCAGGGTATCGCCGAAAAATATAATTGGGCGATAGAAAACATCATTCTCAAATCAGATGATGATGTAATCTGCTTCCGACACGCCGACACTGAAATCAGAAGCAATACAGACCTCGTTGAAGCACAGGTCCGTATGCAGATGGAAGATGGGTGTGGCGTCTGTGGTGTTATTGGCACCATCGCTTTGGAAGACTCATGTCAGTGGTGGCGACCGAATCGTCATGTCAATGGTTCTGGCTATATCATTCAAGGCGGCACCCGCCCAAAGGTTGGACCTGATGGGAAACCAATCATGGACGAAAACGGCATGCCGATGATTGAACATATTGAATACCCGATGGCTGACCACCCAGGCGTTCACGACTATCTTGCGACAGTTGACGGATGTTGTTTCTGGCTCAGCCGAAAGATGATTGAAGAAGGCGTTCGTTTTGATACCAATCTGAAGGGCTATCACTTCTACGATGTTGACATTTGTTGCCAAGCTCTGGAAAGAGGGTATAAGGTATCAACTGTCAATGTTATCGTAAAACATGACAGCCAAGGCGAAATGCCTGATGATTTTATGAAACTTCGAGAAGTATTCTTCAATAAGTGGAATCCTAAGATTGATACTTGGCCGATTACGAGGTTAACGAGGTTCTCATGAGTGGAAATCTTACAGATGAGCTCAAGTTGCTTGAAACTAGCTTTCCGAGCATAACTTGGACTTACGCCACGAACGGCGACTGTAGGATTTACACAGGGAAAGTACTTGACGTAATTGTTGTGACGGTTTTCATGCCGGAGCGGCAGTTCGTCATTCACTCAATGGCACGAGATATTATTACCAGATACTTAACTGGGGCGGAAGCAGAAGTGAATTTCTTGCTTCATAATGATACTATGTTTAGCATTGACCAATTCAGAGACGCTTTGGGAAAATTTTTTGAACATGCTGAACATTATGTAAAAAGAAATTATATTGAACAAAAACGGGAAATAATTTATGGCGAAAGGCACTACTAGAAAGAAGACTGTTGAAACGGTTGAGGAACCGGCTGAAGAAAAGGAAAAGACCATTGGCTTATTTGATGTCTTGAATATGATTGAAGGACAGAAATTGCCGTGGGACAAGCTTGATGACGGTTATAAGAAGGCGTATAGCCAGTTTATGATAAACCGTTTCGTCAGTTCACAACCTCTTTACTGCCCAATCGTTGCAGAGCTGTCTTGTCAGCAGTTGACTGACGAGCAGCATTACTTGATTTTGTGCAATGTTGTCGCAGGAAATCGTAAACATTGGTTCAACTACAAGGCTTATAAGAAGGAAAAGGTTGAAAAAGACCTTGATGAGCTTATTTTTGCTTGTTGTAAAGAATATGAGATAGGACGCCGTGAAGCAAAGATGTATATAAATAATTTAGAGGAAACGGTAAAAGACCAGCTTAGAGCAAAATGGGCTGAGTCCTATAATTACGAAAGAGGAAACAAATAATGCATAAGTCATTTAAGGATTTGATTAGCGAAGCATCTGTCGGCAAGGCAGATATTAGACGCGCCTCAGTGAATATCGTAAAATATCTGCAGAAGCATCTGGATAAGGAATTTAAGCCTTGTGATGGAAACATTTATGCAAATGGTTCCGGTACTTACACAGGTTATTTGTTCATCTGTCCGGCTGACAATGCAGCTATTCGCGTAAACTGGGCTGGCACCAAGTTCCACTCAATTAACGTTTGGAACAATTATGTTGAAGAAGCATCTCCGGCAATGGAAATCTTCACCGGCAAGATTGCCCCAGGCGAAGCATCATTCGCCCGTTTGCTGCCTGAAATTGCAGCAGCAATTAAGGACGGCGGTTTTGCAAGCGAAGACGACGAACCGATGGACGAACTTGCCGAATCAACCAATGTAAATGAAGCCTATGAATATAACGGCAAGACCTATGGCACAAAGGTTGACATTGTTCATGCCATGTATGACGAAGGTAAGTCAGTTGAAGATATTAAGAATGCCGTTGGTTATCCTCCTGGACACATTCGTAATTTGATTGCTCGCTATAAGGGCGAACTTGGCAGCGTTCAGAAGTCTAAGTCCGGAAAGGTCAAGGTTGTGAAGGGCGTGCCTGAAACAATTTTGCCGAATAAGGGAACAAAGAAGGCTGATGAAGTTCTGGACGATACAGAATACGCTGACCCAGAAATCGTATTTAGTGACTTGCAGCAATATGTAACCCTAGTTGGTCGCCGTCTAATTCCAGCCCTTTTGATTACAGGTCAGGGCGGTATTGGTAAGTCATTCACCGTGACTGAAATTTTGAATAAGTATGGCAGCAAGGGTAAGGAATACGTTATCATGAAGGGTCGCTGCACTCCTTCTGCAATGTATAAGTTCCTCTATAACCATTACAACCAGATTTGCGTATTCGATGACTGTGACTCTGTTTTCGGTTCTGAAGACGGTATGAACATTCTTAAGGGCGCTTTGGACTCTGGTAACCCTCGTGAAATTTCATGGATGACAAAGGGTCCGGATATTGTGGACACCTTCGGTATTGAATCTCACGAAGAATGCGAACAAGCACTGGCTGCTTGGTCTGCAGAAAACAAGGGCCGTGATGGTACCCCGTCATACTTCCAGTTCAAGGGCGGTGTGATCTTCATCTCAAACTTGACAAAGCGCGATATCTACAAGAAGGACCGTGCTATTCTTTCACGCTGCACTGTTATTGACATTGTGCTTCGTGCAAAGGATGTTATCAACCGTATTGAAACCGTGCTTCCGCACATCAAGGTTTACGATATTGACGGTCATAACATCGCCAATGACAAGGGTAAGAAGATCGTATTTGACTTCATTAAGTCAGATGAATTCCAGAATCACCCGAAGATGAGAGGCAAGGAAGTTAACTTCCGTATGTTCAACCAGATTTATACCTACTGGTATGCTGGATTTGAAAACTGGAAAGACCTAAGTTTCCGCGCAGGCGGCTAAAAATAAATTGTTTATGCTAGAGGGAGGCGGGCAACTGCCTCCTTTTTAGTATAAATAATTCATGGAGATCATACAGAAAACATCGCAGGTGAACACAACGGCTGCGAAGAATAGAAAGATAGAATACATTGTGATACATTACACCGCAGGACTGAGCTCTGCGAACGGAAAGGCAGCTGCAACGGCTGCTTATTTTGCGAAGGACACTACGAAGGCATCTGCAGACTTCATTGTTGATGATAACAATGTTGTCCAGTTCAACCCCGACATCGCTAACAGATATACATGGCATTGTGGTGGTTCTAAGGTCGGTTCACGAGGTGGTCAGTATTACAATAGGTGCACAAACAAAAACTCTATTGGCATAGAAATATGCTCAAACAATGCACTCAATAAGGTGACTTCGCCAAATGACGAAAATTGGTTTTTTACTGACGATGCCGTATTATTGGCTACTGAACTTACTAAGAAGCTGATGGCAGAATATAACATTCCGGTCGAGAACGTTATTAGACATTATGACGTGACAGGCAAACTCTGTCCTGGCATTGTCGGCTGGAATCCTGAAACGGAAGACGAATCAGAATGGGAGAACTTTAAGAACGCTTTGCTTGAACACGAAGACGCTATTTCGTTGGATGAAGACATCATCCCGAATGATTACGGCGAACTACTGAAAGCCTATAACGAATTGAAAGCTAAGTATGATGCGATAGTTCAAATCGTCAACAGTTAACAACCCATAAATAGAATACATAGATGAATGGACAATTTTTATGTCCATTTATTTTTGTCCAAAAATTTGTTAAATTTAATACAGAGGAAAATATGTCAGTAGAATTGAAAATCAAGAATAAGAGCAAGAAGGCAATACCTGAGGAATTGCTTGACGCAATTACTTTCAAGACACTCAACGAAGCTAATGACATCGCTGAGCAGTATAACTTGAAGATCATTGAAATGGACCGTGTGATTAAAGACGGCAAGATTGTTGAACAGATTTTGACTATTGGAGACATCAATGGATAATAAGTTAACTTGGGGGTTTATCCAACCTTTGACCGGAGGATTTTATCTAGGCGCTGAAGCAGCTATTGGACACCCCGCAGAATGGATTCTTTCATTCCCTGGTTTGTGCAACCATGTGAACAATGAAGACGGTTCCATTAAGAGTGCCGCAAACGAATATCATCTCTGCACTTATCTAAAGAAACACAACCGCCTTCCACCTTACTATGCGATAAACCGCGAAATGTTCGCTGAGTTCAAGGACGATCCGAATGCATTTAATCCTGAGTTCATTAAGACAGACTTTAGCCCTGCTGAAGAATCATTTAAGCCCTCGGCAGTTGACATCGTTTGTGCTCTGCCCGTATGTTCCGGGCTTTCAAATGCTACTACAACACCGAACGAAGAAACAAGAGACGCAAGAAACCAAAACATGCAGTGGATAACTGAATATGTTTTGACCGTTATTGCTCCGAAGGCATACATCTTTGAAAATGCACCTGCTTTGTTTGCTGGCGCTAAGGGTAAGCCTATTCGTGAATACATCAATAAGGTTGCTGGAGAAAAGGGTTATTCAGTTTCTTACTTCAAGACTGACACGATGCTGCACCACAATGCACAGCGTCGTCCAAGAACATTCGTAATTTGCTGGAAGAAGACAAAGGATGGCGAACAGATGCCGCCTATCATCAATTTCGTTAAAGACGAAATCAGCGTTAAGAAGTTCTTTGAAGAAATGCCTAAGTATGACCAGACCGAACAGATCCCGTTGGGCTATTCAAACCAGGCAGCTCTTGACTATATGAAATCAGCTCACCCGAATGATTATCGTGAACTGATGAAGGAAAACACATCATACGCTCACATTGTTAAGAATGACGAAGTAGACGCATTCATCAAGTTCTGTGAGACATACAAGTTTGATGATGATCCTTCAGCCAAGCATCGTGAGTCAACCATTCGTCAGATTAAGCACGCTAAAGAAAAGTATGCATCTGGCTCGTGGATCTTTGATACCACTACTGCCGTAATTGACGATACCAAGAAGATCCCGTCAATTATGCATAAGGTCACACAGGCTAAGTTGCATCCATACGAAGACCGTCTTTTGAATGTCGGTGAAATTCTCTACTGTATGGGTATGCCTACTGACTATCATATTTACGGACAAACATTTGAGAAGACACATCAAACGGGACAGAATGTGCCAGTGAAGACCGCTCAGTACATCGTGTCTGAAATCGTAAGGGTACTTTCTGATTGGGACAACCTCCGTAATCAGACAAACGGTAACCCGTTCTTCGGCGACGATGACTCTGTGGAATATGTGGATAACACTAAGCAAACTTATTCAACCAAACCTGAATAGGAAAAGTTTTGCCCACTTCTGACAGTGTGTAAAAACTTTTTTATATTTGATTATACCAAAACAAAAACATTCACAAGGAGAATGATTATGAATAAACTATACAAGAACCGCTACGTTATGGACAAGAAAACAGGGCTTGTCTTCCGTTGCATCACCTCTAAGGCTTGCGAAGATGGTCGCCGTTGGGTAGAATCTTCACGCATCAATGATATGTATGGCAATCTCATTGGCGGTAAGAAATACGCAAAGCGCTGCCAGATTAAGGAATCCCAGCTAATTCCTATCAACAAGACCGAAGGAATTATCGCATGGGAAGCTGAACGCATTATGCGCGGCAAGAGCTGCCGTGATGCAGTTGACCAGACCATTCTGGCTTTGCATAAGATCATGCTTGAATCTCGCGGATTCTCTCGCGGCAAGGTTGAAGCAATTTTCGCAGGAGCATCTCACTAATGTGGAAGATCACAAAGTATCACTGTGATGAAAACGGCAAGCCTTATGGCGACCCGTTCACCACAGATTGTTATACCCAGGACCTAATGGAATCTTACAAGAACCCGAAGTTCGTTGAAAAGATTGAAGCCGTAGAAGGCGCAACTCTTAAGACTGTTTGGGTTGCTCGCAAGAAGTAAATAATGGATTGCTATTTCGTCTCAGACTTGCACATTGACTCTTGGCTTCCGGACTTAACACCCGGCTCCAAGAGGAGTGCATCTTATCATAAGTGGATGGATAGCAACTTATTACCAGCCGACATACTTTGCATCGCGGGCGATGTTGCCGACAACAGCAGGGTGTTTAGTGATTTTATGATTGCCTGCCGCAACCGATACAAGTATGTCGTTTACGTTTACGGGAACCACGATGTAGGCGTGTTTGACAACGAATACGAAAGCTCTTCACTTAAGTTAGAAGCAATGAACACTTGGGTGGAGAATTTCGGTCAGCTATGTACATCAGCTCACAAGATTAAAACCAAATTCTTTCGCTTAGATGGAAATCAACCAGTTGATGTTGGAGGATGTTCGTTCGCAGGGGCAATGGGCGCACCAGATTGGTCGTATGCAAAAACCGTCCTAGGTTCTACAGACAAAGCATTCAAAAAGCTTTGGAAAGTGGGACTAGAAAAATCTGGATGGATAAACTGGTGGTCAAACGACCTCTTTGAAATAGCAGCAGATGAAAAAGCAAGACTGAAGAGGGCAGTCGAGCTAGAGGTGCCTAATGTCGTGGTCTCCCACTATGTTCCTCTCGGTATGCCAGCGCCGAAACAATATGCTAGAAAAAAGTTGACTGGCCTCTTTTATTGGGATGTCAATGACATAATAAATATGTTGCCATCTGGAACGATATGGCACTATGGGCATACCCATGTAGCTAATAAAATGGAAAGGAATGGCGTCTTGTATCTTAGTAACCCAATCGGACTACCGGGTCAAAACGTTAATCTTTTGGGCGACTTTAAGAAAGAAGATTTTTTGATAACCTTATAGGAGAAAACATGAGACTTACAGGTGATAAAGTTCTACTAACTGGTAAGCAGGAACAGACAAAGACAGGTATCTACATGCCTGAAACGAAGTCTGGTAAGCGTTCATTTACAGTCGCAGCTGTGGGCCCGGGACAATGGAATCCAATCCGTTGTGAACGCAAGCCAATGACTGTGAAGGTCGGTGACCGCGTAGTTGCTGATGTAGAAATCGCCCCAGAAATTGAAATCACAAAGGGCGGCGTCAAGACTAAGTACTACATTATTCCAGAATCAGACATTAAGTACATCCTTGAAGAAGGAGAAGAATAATGAAGTTGCTTGATGATAAAATCATTGTGCGTAATTTGACAAAGAAAACTGCCGGCGGTATCGTTATCCCTGGTATGTTGGTTGCATACACAATGTATGAAGTTGTGGCAGTAGGACCCGGCCATTATGACAAGCGTGGTTGCTCCATCACTCCTATGGAAGTGAAGGTCGGTGACCGTGTTTTGATTAACTACGGATCATGCCAGAAAATTGAAGGCAAGACCATCAATGTCAATGGGACTGAAGAAGACCTGTTCTTGGTGGACACCGCTGAAGAATGTATTATGGTTCTAGACGATGATGAAACGATTGGCTAAGTCAATTAAAGAAAAGCGTGTAACCATAATTATTGCGGTTGCTGTTTCACTGCTTTACGCTTTGCTGCTCGGATGCTTAGGCGTATTCGGTGAAGCGGCTGCCGTTGCTTTGATTGCCGCTGTGCTTTTCGGCGGTAAGTGGTTGCTGATACTTGGTGGGTATGCTTTCGCCTTGTGGTTGCCGTTCCGTGTCTTGCAGGCTAAGAGATTAGATGCAGCACGAAAGGAGCATTATAAAGAGGTTGAAAAGACCATCAAGCAAATGCAACAGAAAAGCGAACAACAGAAAATTGAAGAAGCAATACTTAAGGCCTATCAAAAGGCAGAGGATAACATCTAATGGCACAAACACTTGAAGAAGAAGTGAATACACCAAAACACTACCGCACTCACGAAAGCGGCATTGAAGCTATCGAGATCACAAGGCATCTCCCCGGCGACCTTTCTAACGCTTGGAAGTATGGCATGCGATACGAAGACAAGGACACTCCTAAAAAGGACCTGCTCAAGTTGTGTTGGTATATGAATGACTATCACGAACATTTCATCGATGTCAATAATGAAGTGTCAGCACCGTTCAAGGTACCGACTGAAATTTTGATTAAGATGATGCATGTGATGGACACTGAACCAAACGAAACAATGCAGGAGTTGTTCAGGCTCATCATCTCGATTGTGGTTGAGCAGGGTATCATCAACCCATGCAAGTTCAAACAAGTTCTTGACAAAGTCACTGTGTTAGCAGAAAGTTTTTCAAAATAAACCATTGACGATTTCAAAAACTTTTTTATATTTAATTGGTTAAAACAAGTTTAATTTCACAAAAGGAAAACATTATGAATAATCTAACTATTACATCTACTTCTATTCTCCCTATTGAAAACGGTATCGGAGGATGTGTCGCTATCGCTCAGCTAACATTGTGTGATGCAATTAAGTTGACAGGTATCAAGCTTATGGAACGCAACGGTAAGCGTTTTATCACTTACCCACGCAACATGAGCAATAAGCAGAAGAAGAGCTACTTCTATCCGCTTAACACTGAAGCTTCTGACTTTATCGCAAACCGTCTCTGGGCTGATTTTGATAACGCTGCTAAGGCTTAATCAGAATGGCTAAGAAAAGGCCTACATACAACATTCCTCAACTCCTTCCTCGCAAGAAGAAGGAGATTTTGAAGATTGTTCAAAACCCTCAGGCAATGCAGCGCATTATCGCATTAAATAAAGCTGCATCTGAAGTGCTTGAGAAGAAAGAAAAGATCCGCGCTCTGACCGTAGATGAATGGTTGGAGCGGTCTTTTAGTATTCTGCCTGAGGAGTATGATAATGAAGAAACTAAAAACAAAATAAAATCATGTTTTGAAAAAGAAGGTGTGGTGGATGACTCATGTGATGAACGGGAAAGAGGTGAGCACGAATGAGCTTATTTGTTATGTGATTGCCTCAGTACTAGAAAATGTGCAGGAGAACTTTGATGAATATGCCAAGGTCTGTATTAAAGACTACAATGAACTAAATGAGGGTGACTTTGAAGCAATAGAGAAATGGAAAGCTCGAGTATTCTCAAAAGTAAACACAAGACTTGGCAAGAAAAACATGGCGGATAAATCTGATGGTTGATTTTGAAATTGGAAAAACTTATAAAGCAAAATCTGGAAATGAATTCACTGTTATAGATAATTGCGGAGAACTGATAACCATACAACATCTGAATTACAAAAGGAAGGCAAGAAAAATTCTTTACTGCGGAGTTCAGGCTGCCATCTTTGATTTCGGTAATGATATGATCCTAGCGGAAGAAATCAAACCGATAGAAGATGAGGAGATTGAATTTGGTTACGTAAAGCAATATAAAATTAACAGTGATGGAGAAACATATGTCAATTTGTTCAAAAGACTCAAAGAAAAAGAAGAAGCCTAACGAAAAGCCTAAGAAGATTAAGCCTGATACAGATACTGAAGTTTCCACTGATGTGGTTGAGGCAGTAACTGAGGGCGACACTGAAGCAGCTATTGCTGCAGGCGTCAACCCGATGGTTATCCCTGGGTTCTTCAATAACATTCGCGGCAACTATTATGATGGCAACCGTATCATTTGGTTGACACAAGATGTTGACTGGCCTATCATTACAGAAGTAATGCAAAAGTTGAATTTTTACGATGACGGCTCTAAGGATCCTATCTACATTTATGTAGCATCTCCTGGTGGTCTCTGCGACGCAGGATGGGCTCTCATTGACATGATTGAAGCAATTAAGAAGAAGGGCATTGAAGTAAACACAATCTGTGCTGGCTCTTGCTCATCTATGGCAGCAGTGATTTTGGCGTCTGGCACAAAGGGTCACCGCTATGCATTCCCGTCTTCAAGAATTATGATCCATCAGGCAGGTATCACACTTTGTGGTGGTAAGCTTGACGAGATGGCAAATGAAGTAAAAGAACTTCAGTACTGGACTGACTTGTGTGTTAAGCACTTCTCTAAGGTTTGTAATAAGCCTGAAAAGGAAGTGGAAAAGGCTATGGCCTATGACAACTACATGTCAGCGAAGGAAGCTCTGAAGTTCGGTATCATTGATAAGGTGAAGGTTGTCTTAGCATAATGAGACCAACGCTCTATCAGATGAAATGGCATCTAGCTGATGAAAACGGTTTGGAGTTACCTCCAAGCCGTTCTTCTGATGTTGACGAAAAGCCAACCAACTCTACGATGGACAAGGTGATGGCTTGGATAAGGAAAAATCCTGATGAAGTCAGTGACATCATTGAAGAAGTCATTGAGTCATCTGAATACAAAGAGCCATTTTACGAATACTTCAATGATGATGACAAGTTTGATGAACTTGTTGAAATGCACAAGACTGACATTGACCGTTTTTACGATATTGTGAAAAGCTATGAAATGTTCTTGAATGTTTGTGCGAAATGTGCAGGTTTTCCAAAGCTCAATATCCGCTTACGCATATCGGATTTGCTAGACTAATAAATAATCCAGAGGATATCATGAGTTTTCGCGATTTTATAAACAAAGATAGATTACCACCTGAACCACCTAAAAGGGAAGAACCTATTATGGAAAGAATACCACCAAGAAAGGTGACAAGACAGGTAACGCAAATGTCACCGCAACGCAGACGACAGGTTGAACTGCGTGATGCACAGGCAGAATCAGAAGAATTGCTAGAAGCACTGAACGAAAAGCTCCGTGGTGTGCTTTATCGTTTCGGCATGGCAGGACTTGAAAAGATTGACCGTGCTATCGTTGAAACTTGTCGAGAAATGATTAACCCAGGCTATGAACCGCGCAGATCTAAGAAGCCGGTTGGCCTAACGGAATCCGTGATGCCGCAGCGTCAGCAACAGCAGCCTCGCCGTCAACCGTCATTTATTGACATCGCAGCAGCTGCCGTTAAGGACATGGGCCCAATGCAGGATATGAGCGACCACTTGCCACCGCAGGTTGATGATACACCTGTTGTGGACACTCCTCGTCAGGCAGCAGCTCCAACTGTCGCAGCACAAATTCCAGTTTCACAACCCGATGCTGGCGCTGATTACTTTGACAATCTTGACGAAAGCTCGCTCGACCCTGATGCTTTGGAAGCAATGCTTAATAAGCAAAACGGTGGCGGCATGGACGCAGGAATTGCCATGGATCCAAACATGCTAGCAGCACTAGGACAGGCACTGAAGAAATAATGTCTAAGAAAACTAAATCAAAGAAAAACGAACTGGTAAAGAAAGAACCAAAAGGCGTAGTCGTTGAAGGCACTGTCGGAGACGCCTATGCCAATGCTCAATTTGACGTTACCCTAGACAACGGCGCAGTAGTTCGTTGCACCGTTGCGGGTAAACTTCGCCAGCACAAGATCTTCATTCAACCGTTAGATCGTGTGGAAGTTGAGCTTGACCCTTACACGCTGACAAAGGGTCGCATTACATGGAAGATTAGGAGGTAGACCATGTACATCCCACCATATAAGCCAGATCACGAATTTTCATATTGGGAAGTTGTCAATAAGTTTCCCGAATATGCTGAAATGCTTCAGCAACAGAACAATTGGGCTCAGTATGAACAGAAGCCTAATTTGGTGGGATTGCCTCCAGAAGTTGTCAAGATGATTCCGCAAGCCGTTCGTGACGGCAAGGAAGATGAACGTATTGATGCGTGGATCCTGTAAATAAATACAATATGGATGATATAGAAATTGCATTCACATTGTGGCGCAGATTAGAAGAAGCTCTGAAGGATGAGAATAACCTCAGGGCTCTTAAGCGCATTGTGGTGAATGCTGAAATGTTGTCAGCGATGATGGAAGCAAACGGGATTTTGACCGAGGCTGAAAAATCGCTATACACGCTGACTACCCTAAACAAGAAATTAGGAATGGGTACTCATAACCGCACTGTTGATAATGTGCTGGTTTTCATCTTCTTGAAGGGTCTGACAACAATACCAACAAGAACAAAAGCTTACAAGCTAGGTTTGATTGACAAAGAAGGACGCTTAATCAGAAAGCCTAAAACGAAGGAAGAAGAAGATAGCATTTCCAATCTTGACCTGTTGATGTTTAAGCTACGCAAGTGGCTCCAAGCCAAAATTCAGTACTTGTCAACCATTTCATGGGTCAAGGGAACTGCTAACGACATTCGTATTCAGAACTACTTCTCAAATACCGAGACACCTGCAAGACAGTATATGGTTAAGCGCATCAACGCTGATTTGGAAAGGTTGCTATCAAAATGAGTTGTCCAGAATGTGAAGCACAAAGAGCCGTTTACGGCTTTACCCTACAGAAGGGTGGTATCTACATGACTAAGGTACCCGAAATCAAAGCTTGCTGCGCCGTCAAGGTGCAAGTCACTGACTTTGACTCGCTAAAGGTTTATTTCACAAACAACGGTAAGGCATACGAAATGCCTAAGAAACAATTTATGAGCTCGTCTTGGCGAGTTTACGATTCTTACTAAGGAGACATTATGGAAGTTGAACAAGCAAAGAAAGAACTTGAACAGGCAGGACTTGTCTGCGAAACCTTCATCAAGCCTAAGGCTGATATCAGCGAGGCTGATTTGGCAGCAAAGATTTACGAACGCTGCGCATTCTCAGAAGACCACTTGAGAATTAGAAAGCACGCTGCTAATTACATTGCTGCTTTCTACGCAAAACAGGATTTGCCTTTGAACGGCATGGTGATGTGGGGTTCTCGTGACCTCAATAAGTTTGCTGCTTTGCTTGCTGCAGGTAAGTCACTTGATACTGCTTGTGCATCACTTCGTTCTATCATGGCTGTCACCCCGCAGGAAACAGCTGGTGAAATTGAACAGGCAAAGACTCGTATCAAGGATGAACGCCGCGCTGCTGAAGAAGAACGCCGTAAGGCATATCTTGCATCTGACGAATACAAGCACATGCAGGATCCGGGTTGGCGTGGTCCGAACGGCACTTGGTCTAACGATTAAGAGGTGTCTATGAAGATAACGATTGAAGAAGCAAAGCGTGAGCTTAATAAGAGCGGCTTGACCATTGACGAAGGCTACTCAAAAGATAAGTTCATCATATCTGGAATTTTTGACTGCGAAGGCACAATGAAGAAGCTTTATTACTACCGTTCGTCCGAAAACTGGACCGACGACATATATGAAGCAACTGAATTCGTTGCATATCCTGTTCAGAATTTGATGAAAGCAAAAACAGTCTGCACGGAAGGCACAAAGAATACGCTTGGCTGTCCGACCGCAAAACTTGACCACATTGAAGTTCTTCAGGTGAAGACAATGGGCACAGGCTACAGAAAGACAATTAAACTCATCGGTAAAACACCGGTGAAAATTAACGAAGACTTTGGCATTGGCGTCGGTGCACCGCTTGGCGCCGACCAGGGTATTCCGTGCGGCGGTGACTGCAAAGCAGTTGTCGCTAAAAGAATGGACGGTGGTCGCCCGCACTGCCGTTTTGACCTGAGAAGAAAGAAGAAGAAAAAGGCTAAGAAATAATGAACGAGGATTTTGAGAGAACATCTTATCTGCAAAACGGTATGTTCTATACCGCGCAGTATACGCCGCGAACAACTGTTCCCGGCTATGATGTAAATCCGCTGCTTTTGATTTTGGGCCCAGCAAAGCACAACCTCAACTGCGTGGTTGCTCTCAATTTCCATCATATCGGAAACATTGATGATCGTTGCAAGATCTTGTCTGTTATTTCAAACCTGGCGGATATCTCGAAGTTTGACATTGATGCTCCGATGATAACCGAGGACGCTTGCCGTCGCTTGTTCCCGTTTGCTAAAGACGCCATTAGGGTGTATAACAGGAAATCCTTTAGAGAGGTATACCGAGTTAAGTCAAACTGCGTTGGAAAATATATAGAATACAACGGTGACATAATGATGAAGAGTCCTTCGTTCATTATGAATAAGTATTGGCTCAACTACGGAGCTAACACAACACCAGAGGCAACCAAACCACAAGCAAACGAGGATAAGTGAATTACGGTAAGATATATGATCTACTCATAAACCGTGCACAAACTCGAGAAGAATACATTCCTATTACTGAACAGCATCACATTCTACCAAGATCTGAAGGCGGCAGCAACAAGAAATCAAATAAGGTAGAATTGACGCCCAAAGAACATCACCTCTGTCACTTGCTTTTAATTCGTTTGGGTATGTGCATGAAGTATTGCTTCCGCAACATGACAACTCGTGAATATGTAATAATGAAACTGACTGAAAAGAAAAAGAAGCATTTAATTTAGACAAAATTTTTAGAGTTGGGTATTGCCAAAATACCCAACATTTTTTATATTTTGGCAAAAAAGGAACAAACTTATGCAATTCACTAAGAAGGTCTTTGAAGAATACTCAACTAAGTTCAACATGCCTATGGCTCAGCTGGTTAATGACCGTCAAGACTGGTATAACCGTTGGCCTATGCAGATTATCATGCCTCTTGAACATGACCCAGTTACTGAAGGCTACTTGGCACTGATTTTCGTTCGTCGTGAAAGCAATTTATTCTACCTAAATGATGGTTTGACATTTGAACCAAAGGAAGTTCTGAAGTCGGGCCTCACCGGAAGAAACGGCTGGATCGTTGCATTTGCTCATGTCAAGAAAATGGAGTATGCGTCATATCCAAATCAAATCTATGCCACTTCCGTGACTGATATTGTTCTCAAGCATCCCGAAAATCATGTGCTTGAAGATGGTTCACACCTGGACCCATACACACTTGATGATTTGCATGACGCCGTGACTGCATATATCAAGCGCAAGACAAAGGAAAAGAAAAACCAGAAGAAGTGGGAAATCAGGTCAGAAGCAGCACCTGACTTTACTGAACAAATCAAGGAGTCAATAGCAAAGCATGATTGCGAGCCGAATGTATACCGCACCGTTGATAAGAAGGTAGGTCCTTGGCCTTATCGCTATCATATTAACTTTCACATTCAGCAAAATGAACTGAAGGATCGTAAGCCTTGGTCAAGACTGGGTTTCACGATTGAATGTGCAAGAAAGCTAGACAAGTTCTCGGTCTATGGAAGAAACTATGATCTTTCTAATGTTGACCCGCTTTCATCCCGTGAGGAATATAAGACAAATGACAAGACGTTCACATATGTGGCTAGCTTCCACTTTGATGGTGATGTTGGTAAGTTCCCAACATTACAGGATGCGCTTGAAGCGATTGACCGTATCATGGAACATTATGAAATGGTTTACGATAGCCGAATGAAGTTGGAAAAGTGGTGTGAAGAACACAGAATAGAAACATCATCTTCTGATAAATCTTAAAAACTTTTTTATATTTGTTTTGACAAGAAATAAGATATCATAAGGACATTATGAAAAATTATACCGCTGACAGTATTGACTTTCTTAAGGGATTGGAAACAATTCGTCGCCGTGCTGACATGTATGTTGGTGCGACATCTGGCAAGCCATCAGACGCATTGTATCGCCTTTGCCGTGAAGCGATTGACAACTCGCTTGACGAATATCTTGGAGGCTTTAACAAGCAATTATGGGTGATGTATAACACCAAGACATATGAAACGGTTGTTCTTGATAACGGCCGTGGTATTCCTGTAGGATGGAACGAAAAGGCACAGCAAGATTCTTTGACACTTGTGTTTACCCAGCTTCACGCTGGCGGTAAGTTTGACCACGAATCTTATAAGACATCTTCAGGTAAGAACGGTATCGGCCAGAAGGCAATTTCCGCTCTGTCTAAGCGTCTTCAGGTTTGGTCAAACAATGCGAAGGACAAGAAGTGGCATTCTCAGATTTTTGAACAAGGGATTGAGAAATCTGAAGTGCTTGTCTGTGACCCACCAGCTGACTTGAAGAAGCTAGTGCCGAAGACCGGAACAATTTTGAAGTGGACACCTGATGAAACGATTTTCAAGGACTCACTTGAATTGAACCTGTCTCGCTTGAAACACGAACTTCATGATATTCAGTACTTATGCCCATTCTTGCACATTCACTTGGTGATTGACGGTGAAGAATTGGAATACTTCTCCGAAGACGGTCTTTGTGAACTCGTAGCGAAGGATCCGCTGAATGACCAGATCTTCTCGTTCTCTGATGAGTTCACTGATGTCGCTTTGAATTTCACAAAGGGCGACTCAAACAATTTCAAGTCATTCGTGAACATCTGCTACACAAACCTTGGCGGTACTCATCTTGATGGTTTGAAAAAGGCCATCTGCAATGTGGTCAAGGAAAATTCAAAGCAGAAGATTTTGAATGATGATATTCTTGAAGGTATTATCGGTGCTATTCATCACAAGATGGCAGAGCCGCAATATCAGGGTCAAACAAAGAACGAATTGACGAACAGCGAAGTGACCGCTGAAATCGTTGATAAGCTGACGCCTGAACTTGAGAAGTTCTTCAAGAAAAACAAGCCTCTTTTGAAGCGCATTGTTGAATATGCAGAAAAGATGCTTGAACAAAGAAATAAGATGAAGGCGTCAAAGGACCTGTTGAAGGGACTGAAGACACTTAACGCATCTGCAAACCGAATTTCAGATAAGTTCTTAGACGCTGACCGACGCAAGTATAAGAACCCGAAGGACTTGGAGATGTTTATCGTTGAAGGTGACTCTGCAGGTGGTCACTTTAAGCAGGCTCGTGAAGGCTTCCAGGGTGAATTGAAAATCCGTGGTAAGATCATCAATGCTGCGAAGGCAAATCCTGAAGACTTGTTCGGCAAACCCGGTAAGAAGGGCGAAGCAAAGGATGGCAACCGCGAAATCAAGGATCTTGTTGCTGCACTTGGTTGTGGTATCGGCGATAACTACGATGAAAGCAAATTAAGGTTCAACAAAGTAATCATTCTATCCGATGCTGATGTGGACGGACAACATATCGCTAACTTGTGCTTGGCATTCTTCATCAACTATATGCCAGACTTAGTTAAGAACGGACATGTCTATATCATTGATGCTCCGTTGTTCATCGCGACATCTGCAAAGCACAAAGTGTTTGGCATGACTCGTGCTGAAGTTGATGCTCAGATGAAAAAGCTGAAATGCAATGATTACACTGTCACTCGTCTTAAGGGTTGGGGTGAAACTTCTCCTGAACAGTTAAGTGAACTCTGCTTGAACCCGAAGACAAGAAAACTTATTCAAATCAAATGGACCACTGACACCGAAAAGATGTGTGAAAACACAATGGGCGGTGATGTGGCATTCAGAAAGGAATTGTTAGGTATCTAAATGAAGGTCAGAATAGATTATGTACCCATTTCGGAGGCAACACGCCGGGCATATCCCGATGTTGCTTACGAGGTATATGTTCCAGACGGATGGACTGATGAACATATTTCGGAATGGTATGAACAAAGACATTCAAACATTCATCATCAAGGAGTCAAGGTAATAAATGTAGTCCATCTGGATTGACATATTGAAGAAACTTTGTTATATTTTCAATATGAATACCGGACATTTCATTATCAACATACTTTCCAGATACCGAGCCTTCTACCGTGAAGGAGCCGACTTATACTTAATGCGAAATGGTCAACATGCCATTGGAAGAAAATTCCTTTGGCGTGATGATACTCCGTTAGCCTGGAGACCCATCTATTATTCTAAGGACTTTACTCTGTTTGATTACTCAGCTTACGCTGAGCTGAATGTCACAAAAGAGAACTGTGATGATATTGCCCGAGGCAATTTTGAAGAAGTAAAGCGATGGGATGTAAATAAGATATCCGAAGACCAAGCAGAAAAGATTATGTTGGGAAATATGTATGCCTTGATGAGAATTGAAACATTAAGAGAAAAAGCAAAGAAAATTTCAAATCTAATGAAGGAACAGAAACATGGGAATCGCTGACTTTATGGAATATGAAGCAGATCCGAATGCGAAAAGTGTTGATGCAGACGGATTGCTGAAAAAGAACATGTATGATTACGGTATGGATGTTATCTCCGACCGTGCTTTGTCAGATTATCGAGACGGATTGAAACCTGCACAAAGAAGACTTCTGAAAACTGCGGAAGACCTGCATGCCACTTGGAATAACAAGACTGTTAAGTCTGCAAGAATTACAGGTGACTGTATGGGTAAGTACCATCCGCACTCTTCTGCTTATGGTTCACTTGCGACAATGGTCACATGTGAATATCCGATCTTCCACGGCCAAGGTAACTGGGGTTCATTGACAGACGGACCGGCTGCGGAAAGATATACCGAAGCGAAGATTTCACAGCTTGGCATGAAGATGCTTGAATGTGATGATGTCGCTGAAATGGTGCCGAATTACACAGGTGAATTTATGGAACCTGTTGTTATCCCGACAAGATTCCCGAATTTCTTCGTGAATGAATGTTCCGGCATTGCAGTGGGCTTGGCAGTAAACATTCCATCGCACAACTTGAAGGAAATCGTTGAAGCGATGAAGGTGGTCGTTAAGAAGGGTCAAGCAACAAAGGTCAAGGACATTATGAAGCACCTTCATGGACCTGACTATAAGTATGGCGGAAAGATCATTTCAACACCGCAGGAAATTGCTGAGGTCTATGAAAAGGGCGAAGGCAAGATTACTTATGAATGCGATTATGACCTAAAGCGTGAAAAGAGAAATGTGCTTTTGACGGTCACTGGCTATTGCCCAGGATTTAGTCCGAATACATTCATGAAGAAGATGGACAGTTTGATTGACGAAAACATTGTCTTGTATGTCAATGACTCTTCAACCAAAACTGACCCTTGTAAGTTGGAAGTCTTGATTAAGTCTGAAGAAGATTTCAACAAGAAGGTAAAGAAGTATTTGACCGTTTCCGAATCTTACAGATTTTATGCGATTGAACGAAAGAAATCTGCTGAGGTGGAAAAGGATGTTGACACTGAGGTTCTTATCCCGAATATGGTTGACCTAATGAACATGTGGGTTGACTGGAGAAAAGGGGTGGAAACACAAATGTGTAATGTTGAAAAGAATTTGACATTAGACAGGAAACAGAAAGCTGAGTGGAGATTGCTCGCTTCAAAGAACCTTAAAACCATAGTTAAAGCGCTGGAGTCTGAAGATCCTGTAGTATACCTGACTGAAAACTTGCAAGGCCTTAAAGGGTCTCCAAATGCGCTTGAAGGCGCCAAATATATTTGCGACCAGAGGGTTATTTCACTTCGCAAGGTGGACCAAGCAAAAACGGAAGCGGATATAGCAGACTTACAGAAACATATTGATGAACTTGACCATGACATTGCTCACATTGATGAAGTGGTCATTAGAGAACTGGACAAATTGAAACCGTTCTTCCATGACCGCAAGTTGAAGGCAGCTGCATGATACCATCTAGGGTAAAGATTGCGGATCTTTTGAAGATCCCAGGATTTAGCAACGATGATATGATTGCTATCTTTGATGTGTTCCTCAGACAATGCAACCCAAAGACTGCATTGGAAATAGGAACATACAAAGGCAGAACAGCAACACACATTGCAAGCTATGCTAAGATGTTCTTCTATGTTGAGGCAAATCCGCTTAACATGAAGGAAACGAAAAATCATGTAGATGGCGTGACATCTGTAATTTACAGCAAGCCAATTCAGAAGCTCAGCGGTGATGTTCAGATTGATGAATTTGAACGCAACAAGATGGACTTTATACATATTGACGGTTGCCATTCATTCACTGCTGTGCTGCGTGATTTGGAACTATCAAGCAACATCTTATCTGAGAAGGGTATCATTGTTCTTGATGATTGCTTTTCATGTGCTTATCCGCAAATCACACAAGCAACATATACCTTCCTGGCAAAACATGCAGAATTTGTTCTGTTGTTTGTAGGATACAACAAAGGCGTGATTTGCCGCCGTGAGAACTACCCAGAATGGCACGCTTTCATGGTGAATGAGTTTGACCCAGAATTAAAGCAGTATTATGATAAGCCAGAAAAGGTGATGTATCAAATGTATAAGACATCAAGCGTATTTGACTGCCCAACATTCGGCTATCACTTTAATCCTAATGCCGACAAGACAAAGACGATTATCGGTATGGAAGATTCTGGTGGAAAAGTTGAGGATGTAGTTCTAAAATGAATGAACTGAACCTGAAAATTCAAAATCCGTATCAGTATGACACGAAGAAGTATTGCTTCAACTTATTTGAGACAATGCATATTCAAGTCATACCGTGGAATAATGCAAAGGGGTATGTGTTCTTTTCACACCCCTGTTTTTGCTATTCTTCCGTCTGCCCGCAGATACATGACCAATTCAGCGACTTCGTTGAAGCACCGATGGACTTACTTCTGTCGGACAAACGAATGAACTTTTTGAACAAGATTGTTGCTGAACAGGATTTCTCACTTTGTCATGGCTGTCCGAAATACCAGCTGCGTGAAACAACTGGCTTTTGGGATAGAGACGATTTTGAGTATATGTTTGAGCGCAAGTATGGCTCAAAATGCTATGACGGATTTAAGTATCGTCACTTAACAACTATCTTGCCATTGACGATTATGTTCAATCTTGATACAAGCTGCAACCTGAAATGCAAAACATGCAGAAGCAACTTTATCACCAAGACACATACGCTGACCGACGAAGATATCGCTCAACTTGTGTATATGGCTAAGAAGGTTGAATGCGTTTCATTGGGTGGTGATGGTGAGTTTTTCGTCAGTAAGAACTATCGCCGTATTTTGGCATCTGACTTGTCAAATGACTCAAACATTCGTAACATTGTCCTCTATACGAACGGCACAATGTTTAATGAGAAGCATTGGGACATGATACATGACTCGTCAAAGCCACTTATCAAGGAAGTCAAGATATCGCTTGACGCTGCAACGCCTGAAACATACGCTGCGGTGCGTGGACCTGTTGGTTGGAAGATGGTCATGAATAACATGCCATTCATTCAGCAGTTGAAAGAACAGAATGGCATCAAGCTCTCGACCACTTACACAATAAGCAAGTATAACATTCAAGATGTTCGCAAGTTCTATGACTTCGCAACGGATCTTGGCTTTGACTACATAATGTTCCAGTTTGCCCGTGATGTATTCCATCCGGAAGCTGGCGAAGCTGAGAATTTCATTGTCCCGCCAAATGAAAGACAGGATATTATGAACTACCTATTGTCATTACAGCAAGAACATGGCTGTCAGAAGGTATTGATAGAATAATGCATGTACTTTTACCTAAGATTGATGTTCCATACGCCCCGAACACAAAGCCTAAGAAATATGTATCTGAACTGCTGCTTTTGATTAAGACCAACAATGAACAGGATTTTATCACCTGGATGAATTGGCATCTATTCAAGATCGGCGTTGACCATATCTCGATTTATGACAATGAAAGCGAGATACCTATTGAACGGCTGATAAAGCAGTATGGTGACCATGTGTCTTATTACCGAGTTGAGGGCAGACCGCACCAAGCCGAAATTTATACCAAGCATATTGCGGAAGTATCGGAGGCTCAGTATGTTTTGCCGATTGACGATGATGAATACATTTTTGCCGACATCAATTTCAATGACTATCTGACTTCAATGGAACCAGCTAAGTTGGCATTGCATTCTATCTTGATGGTGCCAGCTGAACCTTTAGAGAAAAGGCCAGACAAGCCAGTATTTGAAATATGTGACAGTTTGGTCAATGCCGATGTTCGAGAAAACCGCGAAGTCAAGACAGTGGTCAATACGAACTACAGCCACTATTACTTTGATGTCAAGATTTATGAAGACGGACACCCATCTCCGGTCTATGAAGGCATACCCGATTGGATTGATATACCAATGACTGCCGATAAGGATTTGCCGGCTGACCGTGGAACTGACTTCAACTTCTCGATTGCTGGCACTGTCCATAACCCAATAACAAGAACCGCTGATGGTGAGTATATTTGGGCAAAGGATATGCACATGCAAGATGTTTACGGCTTCCTTTCAAACCATCCGAATGTGCCTAGCGAGATTTTCATCGCTCACACCAAGATTCGTTCAAAGGAAGAATGGGACTGGAAATGCAAAGTCAGAAAAGTGGTAGCCGATATGAAAAGCGACTATTACGATTCTCAATATGAGCTCTATGATAAAGTTTATACCTTCCCACTAGCCAAATTTACTGGCTTTAGGGAACGTTATAAATAAATTAAGATGAGCGACATTAAGCAACCAACACATTGGAAACAGCCTGGGTATGATCCATCCATCAACGGATGGCACAAAGGCGTTATAGAAGGCGCACCTCGTGGCGGCTACAATAAGAACTACTTTTTCGCTGACTCGTTCAAGACCTATGTGACCGCCTTCGCCAATTTCTTCCGTAGCATTCATGTTTACCGCTATGATGACAACGGCGTGCCTGTAAAAGACATTGAAGTTCCTATCAAGTTTGGTCCTCGTTCAAAGGCATTTGATTTTCGCATTGAAAAGGAAAGCGGTAAGAAGTACTATATCCCGCTTCCGAACATCACCTTCCGTTATACCGGCTATACATTTGACAGTGAGCGTGCTTCTGGCCTAAATGAAACCCGAACATTCTATAATCAGTACTTTGAAAGATTGGGTGTTTCAACAAAGATGCAGAATAGGTTCTGGAGCGACATTCAGCCACAACCTTGGGATCTGACCATTGAATTGACCCTCAAGACTGAATATCTGTCTGACGCTGACCAAGTGGTTCAACAGGTTTTGGCTCAGTTCTCGCCGGACCGCTATTTTAATGTCAAGGAATTTTGGTTCTGCAACATTCGCCGTTCTATTCAGGTTCTTCTAACCGGAGTTAACCAAGATACGACAACAGATTTGGGCGAAGATACAAAGCGTGAAATTACAACCACATTCACATTCACAATTAAAGGATGGGTCTACAAGCCGATTGAAATTGGCTATATCATTGACCAAATTAACCTTAAGCTAGAAACAGCCGGTAATACAGACCATGTTTGGCAGAATAGCCTGAGCGGTAATATAGAAGGCGACGAAGCAGATCAGAATTCATATTTCTTTGAGCGATACGATTTCGGCAAGATATACGGCACTAAGGTAGGTCGTATGTCAGCGTTGAAGCCAGAAAGCACTATCCCACAATATGACAAAGCAACAAGCGCATATTTCACTAAGTATGAATATGACGAACTGCCAGATATCACTAACTACCCGTATGGTTCAAAACAGCTTTATGCTACCTATACCGTTTGGGATCCTAATTCCGCCACTTACAAACAAGTGACTGATGAAACAGGAATACCTATCCCAGAGGCTTGTTCTGGCTATATGCATATTCCTTCTGGAGACCAGCAATTTGGCTTTATCTACGAAGTCGAGTATGACAAAGGATTTGGTGAAATCCCTAAAGACCAGTTTAATGAAAAGACTGGTGAAATGACAGGTTGTGCTACTAAGGCTGAACCCCGCGGTGGCACGATTATTAAGGCTTGGAAAGATCTTTCCGGTTATGGCGACTTCGTGACAAACGCTTCCGAATGGCAAGAAATGTCCGGATTCGCCGACTTGATGAACTCTACTTGGAAGTTTGATTACAAGACTGTTGATTTAGGCACTAAGGTCGTTAGTGCGGCGCCAATCATTACTTCGGCAGGCATTTTGCACGAAGATAAATAAAATAAAAAGATATTCAAAAGGGTTTAGAAATGAAGAAGAAGACAAAAACATGTGGCAAGCTAAGTCGCAGCTCTTTGGAAAATATCATTGAGAAATACTTTGATGTGGCTGAAGAAGGTGGTCTTGGCTATGACGCTGAAACAATGGCTGAATATATCGCTGAAAACGCTGATATGTCAAAGGACGAAGTGAAGGCTGCTTACGGTGAAATCATCGAGGCTGCTGCTTCGTTTAACGAACACGCTTATAAGGGCGCTTGCGAACGTGCTTTCTTTGAAAATGAACTCAAGGAATCGTTCCATGAGTTCTGCGAAGCTAAGTGGGAACGTCAAATGAACGAAACCTGCGACCTCAAGCTAGAAGAACTATACGGCGACCCGGACCTTTCAACCTTCCGTAAGACAACTGCTTACCGCAATGCCGACCAGGAAGGTAAATACCGTATGCTATGGAAGTTCATGGTGAGCTCCTTTAGCGACAAGATTGATTGTGAAGACGAACTAAGTGACATCTGTATGGAAATTGCCATGCACGACGAAAACCAGTTCTAATAAATAGAATATAAGGAGATTACAAAATGAGTTTTAAGTCATGGCTACATAATGATTATCTGAAGGAAGAAGCTGAAATGGGTCATGTTGACCAGGAAGGCTTGGATCCCGAAGCACAGGTTCCTCAGCAAGAAATGCCTGCTGACAAGGTTGCTCCTCAGGGCAACGGCAATGGTTCATTTGGACGCTATTTCCAGAATGGCAACATGAAGACCGGTTTGCAGCAGTTGGGCAAGGACATTGGCGATGCTTTGTATAACTTCGCTATCAAGACTTATGTTTCAAACGATATGTTTGACTCAGAAGATACCAAGCTGAAGTATGAAACTGAAGTTCGCAACAAGATTGCTGAAGACTACAACCTCAAGCTGATTGAAGTTCTTCGTAATGCCGGTATTTTCTTGGCTAACGCTAAGGAAAAGTACACTAAGTAATTGGGGTACCGCATGCCGATGGAAATAAATGAAGCATTGGACGCATTGAATAAGGCAGGCTGCCTCGTTGAAGGCATGGGCTGCAACGAGTTCAACGCCGATGGTTCCCGTAAGGAAACCCGCTATGGCAACCGTGCTGGTGCTGCTGGCTATACTTATAAGAAGCCTACTAAGGACCGTAAGTATATTCAGATTTTGCAGTGCCTACTTGATGGCGGCAAGACAAAGGCTGAAGTTCATGCTGAACTCGGCTTGCCTGACCCTACCGCTAAGGACGAGCGCGGACAGACTAGCAACTACTATTCATCTGTCTGGCAGGAACTACGCCGTGCAGGTCTAGTTGACTATGACCGCGAAGACGGCAAGACCGTGTGGTTCATTACTCCACGAGGCATGGATCTTGTGGACGAAGCAAACGGCCTAACAACTGACGGAGTGTAAAGGCTCCACCTAATCATCTTTTTGATGATGCGGGCAAACTGCCCGCTTTTTTAGTCTTATAAATACAATATAGGAGAAGATATGAGCATCAAGACAGTATACCTAGATATGGACGGCGTTTTGACGAACTTCAGAAAAGGATGCGAAGACCAGCAAGCCATAGAAGGCGTTAAGGTGGACTGGCCGAAAATTCACAAGCTTGGACCGGCCTTTTGGGCTGATCTTGAATGGCTTGATGGGTCGGAACAGTTCTATAAGTGGCTTGTCAAGTACTGCAAGGAACAAAAGCTTGACCTTTGCATACTATCCGCTATCAACTATCAAGATGGAGTCGCCGGCAAGAACGAATGGCTAGATAAGCACTGCCCTGAGATCCCAAGGCAGAACCGTTATTTTGTGAATTTTGGCAAACAGAAGAACAAGTATGCTTCTGAGACCTGTTTACTCATTGACGATTACGGCAAGAACATAGAAGCCTTCATTATGGCTGGTGGCCGCGGCGTCAAATACGAATCACCAGCACAAGCCAGAGAGGATTTGACAAGGCTAATTTAATATGACTGATTTTGCTTCAGAATTTGCGAAGGTATTCAGCAATGGTTGTGCTCCGCAAGGAACTGACTGGAACGCACCCCGTTATTTTGACAGTTTGAACAACCCTTGCTATGAGAAAGAAGCAGCTCTGTTGAGCTCGCTTACATCTGAGGCATACTCTAACTTTGGTTTTGAGGTCCAGTACTTTATCAAGAAGATCTCGACTAAAGCAGATAAGATTTACGGCGAAGATCCACTTGAAAATATGGAACGCCGTTTTAGACTGCATGTTTACGCAGAAAACATACCATCGCTGCAACGAACATACGAACTGCAGGGTATGACCTATGACGAAATCATTGAGGTCCAGGCTACTATCCAGCACTTTCAAGAAGCATCACGAATTGACTTCGTTACTGGAGAACCGGAGTGGAGCATGTATGAACCCGCTATCGGTGATGTGATGTATTTTCCGTGGTGCGACCTCTATTATGAAGTGTTGAATGTAAAGCCGTTTGCTGATGGTTCAACCTTCCTATCTACACCTATCACATATACATTCAGCTTGCGTGTATGGCGCAATGCTCATGAAAGCGTTGACCTGACAAAGGCCAATGACGATAACATGGAGCATTTGAGAAGCTATGTTGAACTATCCGAAACATTCGGTATAGAACACGACACTGCACCGAATAAGTTTGAGCATATTACTGAGCCAGTCGCTTCTGGCTCAAGTGGTTTGCCGACTAGCAAGATTAAGGCCGATGGCGATGTACTTGCCATCAATGCTAAGGCGTCTGCTGCATCTGCAACCGACGGGCGTATTTGGGAAGACAAGAATAAGGGAGAATTGAGAACCGATCCTTGGGACGGTTGGATGTAATAAATACAAAAAGAGGTTTTATAATGGCAACAAGAAGTGCTTTTAATGATGACTCCTACCAGATGTACCGAATGGACAACGTTCTTGATTCGGTCAATCTGAATGTGATAGGATGGAACCGCGCTACTGTTGCGGATGGTCAGTGGTTGCAAGACAATGCTATTGGTCCGCTCAGTGCTCGTGATATGTATCTGGCTGACTGCATTGATGAAGCCTGGGGCTCTATCAATAGCATCAAGCAGACCCTTGCAGATATGGGTGCTGAAACGACAGGCGTGAACCTCGTTGGTTTCACCATGAAATCACTGAACGTTGCTCAATGTAATGACCCTGATGCTGCATATCGTCCAAGCAACCTTGGATGGGATGACAAGCATACTGCATTGGTCACTACTGGTGCCGGTGATACATTTATGACACCTGCATCAATCTCGCTATTGACCTTTGGCAACCAAGCACATGACATTACGCCGCTTGACCAAAAATTGGCATCTGAACAATTCGGTGGTATTTTGCAGTTGAACACAACAGCAAAAGATGCCTATCAGATGGCCTTTACACCGGATGGCATCTATTATCGTCACATTTCACCGAATGACGGTCAGGCTCAACCGCAGCCTGGTGAAAAAGGCGATTTTACTTACATGGATGGTGCACCTGATTTTGTGGCATTACCACTTGATGCTATGACACAGTCGCAGGCTGATGGCAGATACGCAAAATTGACTGACTTTGGCACATACACCGGAACAACCGCGCCAGGGCAGTTCGCTGCAAAGTCGGACTATAATACATATACCGCAACAACGGCACCTGGACAGTTCGCTGCGAAGAGTGACTACAACACATTCACCGCAAAGGCAATTAAAACTACCGATATAACAACCACTTCTTATAACAGCCAAAACTATGTGATAGACATTTCAGGTATGAAGGTCGTATCACCGACAGAAATACCTGCAGGCGGATTGCTCGCTGTTTCTCATGATGGAACATTGGATGGAGAGGGCAAATCAACTTCCTTATTGAAAGTTCTTTATGCTCCGTCTGCAACAAATGCAGGTAATCTATCAGGCGCTGGTGGCACTTCATCATATGCTGACATTACTGCTGCTATTGGTGCAAGACTGATTGCTCCTGGCACACCGACTGACCCGAATTACTATGCTTATCTTGGAGATCATTGGCAATCATTCACACCGGTTGACAGCTTAAGCATTAGCGATGAACTTTCTGGTAATGGTATTACCACATCATTAGGATTAGGTGAAATTACATTGACCAGCGGCGGAAATCAAACAAAACAGTCTGTTACTGCGTGGATGCAGGCTATCATTGATGCTATTGCAGCACCACAAACCTAACATTTATTAGCGGCAGTAAAATGCCGCTATTTTTATGCAGTTTTCAGGAAATGATTTTCGCCTTCTTTGACATATAAATAAATAAAAATATAAGACAATGTGAGTGAGTGAATTTATTAGAAGTTTATAAGAACATTTAAAGAGGTATTATGGCTAAGTATAGCGTGCCGCAAATTAAGTTTACGGAAATTGACAATTCCGTTCGTACCTCAGCTACTCCAGGGCTGGGTATCGGCGCTATTGTATTTAAGTCAAATAAGGGACCTGTGAACCAGCGTATCTTGACCTCATCTTACGATGAATTCAAGAACATTTATGGTGAACCGGAAGATTTGACTGACTTTGGTCACTTTGCTGCAGAACGTTATTTGAGCGTTTCTAACCAGCTTTGGACCGTTCGTGCAACCATGGGTGATGAAGCTTATGCACAAATTCAGTATCCTTACTCTGATACTGAAGCTAAGTTCACATACCAGTCAAAAGACGTTGCTTCATTCAAGTATGTAGACAACGAAGATGCATCTCAGCTCGATCTTTGTGATCCGCTAGATAAGGCAACTAACCTTGTTTCTCTAGCTGAAAACAACGAATGGGTATACCCTGGCAGCCAGGGCGAAGAAGTTGCTGCAAACACAACTATCTTCGCAGCAAAACAGAAAGCAGGTATGGTAACCATCAAGGATCTTATTTCCGATGCATCACCTGCGGTTGCTGTTTATAAGGCAAAGGGAACCTGCACATTCAACGATCTAACCGACATCACTACTGGTTCTGGTGTTTATGTTGAATTTGCTCAGAACGTTGCTAAGGATGGTACTGTCACAAAGAAATATGATGACCTTATCATTACTAAGGATGCTTGGAATGATAGCACAAAGATTCCAGCAAGCAACTTTATCGTGCCAACAACTGCATACGTTGATGAAGGATTGTCTGGCTACAAGATTAAGTATACCGTGCCTGCAACCGCAACATTGAATAATGCTGCTGTGGCTTGCACAATGTGGTTGACAAAGGATGCTAAGAAGACCATTGAAGACGGCAATATGACATTGGCCGAATTGTTCAATGAAGATAACTTCTATAAGGGCAGATACACAACATCAGCTGAACCTGGTGATTACGTAACTACTGCTGATGCTATCAAGTTGCAGTTTAAGGACTGGGACGATTGCACAACCAAGACATACTATGTGAATAAGGACGAAGCAAATGCTACTGTTGGTCAGGCAGCTGGTATTGCATATCGTGAATACGGCATGAGTGATGTTAGCGAAGCATTGGTTGTTGGAACTGACGACATTTACGCTGTCAAGTATGAAACCATTCCGAACATCATGAACCCAACCACAACAACTCCTGATTTTGATAAGAAGGCAGTTGAAATTGTTGCTGAAGAATACGGTTTGGAAGTTGCTGACATCAACTCTGACAAGTATGCTTTGATTTCATATGTTCCTGTTGACCAGGGCATTTGGAAGGGCGTGGCTGAAGGTGATGGCGATACTCAAGAAGATGTTGCTGAAAAGCGCGTAACTAAGCTTATTTTCGCTGACTCATTCCAGAAGGACAAGCAAGATCCTAATAGCTACAACGAATGGTTGTTCTGGGTATATTCTAAGAAGGATTCAGGCAC